ATGATTAAAAAATTTTTAAAAAGAAATCTAATAATATTATTAAACAAACTCAAACAAAACAATTTTAAAATTAAATTCTTAATTACTCTTTTTATATTAGTAACTATCCTTTCTGTATTGGGAAACATAAAAAAGAATAATAATGAAAATAATCAGTTTTATGTATCTGCAACAACTATATGTTTTACAATGTGGTGGACATTGTTACCTATAAGTGAAAATAAAAAGGATAGAATATTTAGAAAAAGTATAATTTATTTTATTATGTCTGTTATAACTTTATATGCCATTCCATTTCTATTAGATACATATTTTATTGCAACGCCTACTACTTGGGAACTTGTATTTGCAACAATCTTGCTATTTTTAATTATATTTTTTCTAATAGATGTTTTTGAAACATTATTTAGAGTAGCGGTTTCCGCTTTAAGTAAGCTATGGGATAAAATTTTAAATCCAAATTCAAGTCCTATCTCAACAATTATAAAAAATATAACAGCAATTTTAGTTACTATAACAGCTTTTATTACATCTCTGATAGGACTTGTAAAATTATTTATACCTAATTAAATTTTTTCAAAATCATTTGCTATCCATTTTTTTGCAATCTTACTTTCTCCAACATATACATACCTTTCATCTTTATACATATAATAGGCATTAGGTATAAGTTGTACACCAACCGCAAAATTAAATGGATTATCAGCTACACCAACAGGATTTTCTTGTTCCACATAAGTTTGTTTAACCAATATATCGCCAAGATACTCTTCAATCCAATCATATCCAAGTTTATCTGATTGTACGGTTTTATTTGTAAATCCACCAAAGGTATCAATTTTATCTTCAATGAACTTACTCTGTTTTATCTTATTAAGCAAAACTTCAAAATCATTTTTATCCATTAATTATACACCTCACTTATTTTCTTTAACTGTTCTTCCGCTAATGTGTCGGTAGGGGAGATAGGCAAACTATAATCATTATCCAATATTATAGGTGTATTTTTATTAATTTCTTTATAATTATCAATGCTATCAGATGAGCCGAGATAAAGAATTTCGGCTCTCATTGTTTCGTTTTCTACATCTGTAATAACATTATCTAAATTATCAGGCTTTAAAATCCTAAGACCATTTTCTTCTGTCAAAGTCATTTGTAAATTCCTTTCTTATTTCATTCTCTTTGAGCCATATGTGATATTCTCGGTTTTAATATAATAATCTTTGCCATTAGCATTAATTATACTCCAACCTGCGTTTTTACCACTTTCTATTGAACAAATATAATAATATTTATCATTTGATGTTAAATATGTAACTGGCTTTTTATCTGAAATGTTACTATAAAGAGGTATTTTAATATCAACATATCTATAAGCTGATATACCTGTTTTTGAAATTCTTGTATTCTGTATGTAACCAGTAGTGTTATTACCATGAACTTTAGACCAACCACAACCATCATCGGATATATAGTCTACTTCTGTACCAACTGTAAGAGTCGCAAGTTTACGAGAACTACCACCCTTATCATCAACCCAAGGATGAGAACGAAGATATGATGTTTTATTTATAACTTTAACCGCACTACTTTTATTATTGTTATTGCTTGAATTTGTATAATCTTTAAAAATCCAGTTCATATCAACACTTCCAGAAATACCAGAAACCGAACCATTTTCAGAATACTGCCAGATTGCACAGTCATAGCTTGGTGAAGATACACCCCAATTAGCAAGCCAAATATCATATTTTTTCAGAAGTTCATCTTTATAGAGATAATTCTGTAACCAATTAGGATTACAATAGAGAATAGGCTTATATCCTGCTGATTTTATTGTGTCACAAAAAGCAATAACCATATCTGTACATACTCTACGACCTAAACCTGTTTGTGAAGAATCTTCAATATCAAATGCAACGGGCAAATCTATCTTATAGCCTTTAATAGTCTTTAAGCAAAACTCCGCCTCTCGCTTAGCTTCGAAAGCAGACTGTGCATAGCTATAATGATATACACCACATTTTACACCTGCTCTAACAGCATTGGTGATATTGCGTACAAACTTATTATCAATCTGATTAGGATTTTCTACACCGAAGCTTGAACGAATCATAGCATATTTAACCCCTGATTTGTATACCTTGTTCCAGTCAATGTTTCCATTCCAAGTGCTGACATCAATCAATTTTTCTTTCAATGTAAATACCCCATTTCAATATAATAATTTCTTTCAGACATAACTTCATCACCAGTTACACTATCAATTTCATCATCTGTAATATTAAGATTTTCTTTTAAAACATTTCGATTTTCTTCTGGATTATATGCTAAAGCTTTAATAAGTTGTCTTTTAACTTGTTCTGTCATAAATTCACCCTCTTTTATTACTGTTTAACCCATTCACCCATATGCAACATATATAAATCGCCAGTATCAGTACAATATGCTACACTACCCTCACCAGCATTGTTTATTTCATCTAATTTTGCAATGTCCACACTTTTTAAAATATAATCTCGCACATGATTGGGATGTTCTTCTAAAAATCTAACACTTTTCATATCTTTTGCTTTGCTATCATCATAAAATAACATTCCGCAAACTTCTTTCATATACATACCTCCGTTTCTTTGTAACACAATAAATACTACATATAGTTGTATCTATGAGTTGTTTATCAAAATATAGTCTATATCTACTATATACAGTACGAAATACACAATAATTATTTAAATATACCATATATAGTATTTGAAATTATAATACATTACTATATATGGTATATTTTATCAATAAAATTCGTATTTTATGCTAAAGTCCAGTTTTTGTCTGTCGCTATGGCTTTTTGTGCATCGCTGAGCTTTGCGAGATTAGTTGCTCCAAGCGTCAATATATACGCTGTCTGTCCTGTACGGTCAGCAAGAGCCGTAAGCATTGCTACAAGCGTATCTACGCTGTATTTTGTACTTGGTGATAAATCAAGACCATTGCAGTTAAATCCGCTACCAAGAGTGACATTAGTGAGATTTGAACAGTTGATAAATACTGATTTCCCTAATTTTGCGACAGTGTTAGATATTGTCATGTCACTAAGAGATGTACACCCATAAAAAGCATTATCTCTAATTTCTATTACACCATCAGGGATATTTATGCTTTCAAGACTTGAACAGAAGTTAAATGCCGTTACCCCTATTATTGTTATACTATCAGATAAAGTAACACTTGTCAGCTTAGTACAAGCATTAAATGCACCTCGTCTAATTTCTGTCCAGCCGCTTGGTATGACAAATTCTGTAACTTCGCCTGTAAGAACGCTCTCATATGTATCAGCTTTTTGCTTACTATTTTTAATCTCAATATCCTTTTCAACAATCTGGTTATTCTTTTCGGCAATCTCAGACTCATAAGTACTTACTTGCACTTTATAATTTTCAATCTGTTTTTTACATTCTTCTAATTCTTTTCTTTCTTCGGGGGTAAATGGTTTTAAATCACCTGAAAGTTTCTGTATCTTTCCATAAATAGCTGCTTCTATAATGCTCATTTATTATTCCTCCACTTCAGGCAATCCAGCTATACTTGTAAGTACAGACAAAACACCAGCCAATAAACTTGCTGATGCTACTGCAAGCCAATTTACATCTTGCATAACTGCTGCTACGCCAATCGTAGCCACCGCTGTTTGAGCCATTGTTTTTATTGCTCTGATACCCGCAGCCTTAAGCCAAACCTTTGTTTTATTTTTCATATTATTACTTCCTTTCGCTTTCTAAATCGGCAATTCTATGATTAATAATTTTAAGTTGTTCTTCTTGCACACTTGCTTTTTCTTCGAGGTGATACATTCGCTCAACTAAATTATTATGTTTATCTACTTTCTTTTCTAATTCACTTATACGATAGGTTGTTAATTTATTACCTGCTAAAATACCACCAAAAGTACCAATAAGAGCTAACCCACCAGAAATAAGTGCAGAAATCACACTTGAATCCGTATCTATCACTCCTTGATTTTTATCAATGTCTTGCTACCAATAGCGAAGAATCTGTTGTTATCAATAAGCAATATGTTTCCTGCTGTAACATTTGAGCAATCATACACGTTTTTCATATCGTGTACTGCAATATTATTTTGCACAAGCGGTATACTTTCTATAATTTCTACATCTTCATCTCGACTATAAAGCAAGCGATTAATTTTTTTATAAATTTCGCCCTTATGATTTTCGTCTGTACGAATAAATTCTGAATTGCTTGCTATCATATCAACACTATTGCTATAAGCTACAATGTTAAAATTCTGTTCGTGATATGACATTAAGCTACTGTTATTAGATGTTGGTAAAACTTTATTATAATCACCAAACAACATTACTACTGTGTTATCGTTTGAAATTAACATAAAGTTAAATGTTCTCGTCGTTATATCTGTTACTCCTTTTGAAACACCTGAAAAATACAAGCTTGCACTTGATTTATCGACATTATTGATTACTGCCTGTATATTATATTGATAGGTTGCTCTATTAATCGGCACGGCTCTTATAAGCTTTATCTTATAGCAGTTATTCACATCAAAAATTATAGTAATGTAATGTGATAAATCTTCATTAGCAAACTCTGCATCAATATCTGTTTCGCAAGTAATTCTGCTGTCTGCTGATGTTAATTCATTTGCAAATGCTTTGATAAAATCCTTTTCTGTTCCGTTTATGCTTACTGACTTATTTATATAACTCATTTTGTTACCTCGCTTTCTTCGTAGACAATAGGTACTACTCTTGATATTGTTTTGATGAGTTTATCAAAATAATTTGCAGTAGTTGTATAGTGGTCTGACTTGCCACCGCTTTTGATTTGAGATATTTTTCCATATATTTTCTTTCTTACTACTTGTCCTTTTGTATATGTTTCCATTGACAATCATTCCTTAGATGTTATTGCTCTACGAACCTTAAAAATAGAACATTCAGTAGTCATATAATACTTTCCATCACTTGTTTGAATGCCAACATCATAAAAGTAATTTTTATGTTCTAAATTTAAAGTATCACTGGGTACAAAATAAATTCCATATCCCTCATTAATTTTATCTTTACTTGTAGCTATCTTTTTGATAATGTATTTAGAATTATCGGAATTTACATCATCTTCTTTTACGCCAAAAATTATTTTGTCACCATCTTGTAAGTTATAAATGCTACCATCTTCATAGTAGATAATATACTCTATATCCATATTTGTTCCTCTAACTATTTCAAAATCCACAAACATCACTCAATTCTTTTTTTTAGATTTTTCAAAGTTTAAAGCATTTTGATATTGTTGCTTTTCTGTTTCATATTGCCTTCTCATAGCATTTTTTGTTTCCTCTAAAAAACTCTGTAATATCGGCTCAATAACAAAAGGAGGTAAACCAGATTCGTTTATCTCCTTTGTTAAAGTATTTATTAAATCTTCCCTCACTAACATAATAGGTTTTTTTATTGTTTCTTCCATTAAATTATCATTCTCCTTTATGTTTCTATCCATGATACATATTGTATTTTTTGTCCATCTATCGTTATTGAATTTAATCCAAGTTTATAATTTCCAAAATAAAAATTATCTGTTTTAATTTTTACTCCACTACATTCAATCTCCTTATCACAAAAAAGACTATTATGTATTATAAACCCATCTGTTTCGGTATAACGAACCTTATTAAGATATACTTTATTTTCAGAATCATACACATTCCAAGTGAGAGCATCTCCGTCAACTAAATCAAATGTAAGACCATAATTGCCACTTGCACCACCACGAATACCAATTTGTCCTATTTCTTTTTCTCCATATGAATATTTAACGCCTTGCTTACTAATTACTGTTTTTCTACCATCAACATCATCGACAGTTATAGTATTATTTGCACTATCAATAGAAAAAGTTCCATCAACAGAAAGTAATTTATTTCCTTTAATTATCCAACCAGCTATTTCACCTGTTGTTGCTGTAACCTTACCATTGAAAGTACCATTACCACTATTATCAAAACTTAAAACATTACCCTTTGAGTTACTAATTGTAAAAATAGATTGATTATTTGGATTAATAGATACTGTATTTGTACTATTGGTAATTGTCAAACCATTTTCATTAAATTTTAAGCTATTGTTTTTATTGAATATAGACAAATTTTCACCTATAATAAGTTTGCCAACAACAGCTTCGCCATTTACACCATACTTAGTTTCCATAGCACCAGTTTCAGGATTTACATAAATAAATCTTCCGACTGCCGTCTTTGTGGTTTCCCAGTTATCATCTGTAAAAGCAATAGTGGAGTTTATAATTTTTATTTGTTCCGATTCATAACTGTCTGTAATTGAATTGTATTCTGTAAACAACATACCATGTGAATCCCAAGATTGACATTGATTATCAGCACCACCAATAATTTTTACATTAGTAGCGTCTAATCCATTAGTAAACCAATCTCGAATAACTTCATTACTTTTTTCGCCTTGATTAGCTTGTCTTTTAGTAGAACTATATGAAGAAGCCATTGAATTAGATTTAGATAATATACTTTGAATATCACTTATTCCATCTTTAATCTTTGTTAAATCAGAAAATTCAACTGATAATTCTTCAAGATTATCGAAATCAATTTCATAACTAATAAGTCTAAGTTTATAAATAACATCATCAACCAAACATCTTATCCAGTTACCCACTTCAAAATATTCAACAATAGGTTTAAATTTCTGAATTATCAATAAGTTCTTTAAACTACAAGAAATAGAGTGTTGTAATTCTGCTGATTTGTAAATTTCCTTTTCAGCAGTATCAATAAATTCTTGAGCTTTTTTGAAAATTTCAGAATTACTTAATCCGTCAGAAATATAATTATCATTTGAATATTTATCTTCTCTACGAAAACTATTAAATTCATTAAGCAAATCTGTTCCTAAATATTTTTCAAAGTTTAAATTATCTTGAGTTGTATTTTTTAATGTTATAACATCATTTTGTAAATCTGTAATAGTATCTAATTCGTTTTGTCTTAATGTCATTTCACTTTGAATGGCATTAAGTTTATTACGATAAGGAATATATAATTTAGTATAAAGATTGGATTCTCCACTACTTGATGTTTTATCCGTTCCAGCCCAAGTATTAGGGTTAGACACATCTTGTTCTATAAGTATGTCAATGCAAGCCTGACAAGCATCGGCAAAAGATTTTAACCTATTAAGACAATATTTTTTTAATTCATTACAAAAATCATCATATTCCTTTTTAAATAACCCTGAAATACTTAAATCTTCTTTATCCGATTTTTTTAATGCTTTATCTAATTTTTGTTTAACATACTTTTCATAATCATCATTAACATAAATGACTACATTATTTCCAGTTGCAGTATCTTCTTCATCAGAGCTATTAGTAATTTTAAAATTACCTTCCCAAATATGACCCTTTGTACTATAACTTGAAGATACAATTTCAACATCATATCTATAATCAAGTATAACCTTTGCAACAGATAAAACAGTATTATCAACAGTAGATTTAGAAGCTACTGATATATCTGTAACAGCAACAGGGGAGAGGTTAGCCATTGTTAATAAAGCAAGCTGCTCTGAAGCAGATGTATCACTTAAATTAGCATCAGGCATTAAACTATGCTCTAAATATCCTGAAAAATCAATAGTGTTATAATAAGATTTCATTAAATTAGGATAACCAACTACATTTTCAATCTTCTCTAAATCTTCTTTATAAGTAATATATTTATCAACCAAATTGTTATATTTAACCAATTTTTGATTATCAAGATTATATTCATAGATTGTTTGATAATTACTATACAAAGTATCATAACTTTTGATTTTATTTTGTAATTCTGTTGACATTCCTTCAAACATATTTTCAGAAAAATACCACAAATAATCCGTTCCATTTGGATTGCAGTTTCTAATAGAAGCTGTCATTAAATCATCACCAGCTTCTAATTTAAAACAATTTTTTACTGAACTTGTATCTGTTTTTAATTGAATATTATTACTAAGTTCATCTGCACTTATAAAAATATTTGTATCATTTCCATATCCTTCTTTAATGTCTGTATTACCACATTTAGGGCAAATATCTGTAAATTCACCACGATAGCCACAAGATACACAATTAGATTCTAAATCATATACTGAAATTGTTCTTAAAATATTTCCGTCTAAATCTGAACAAACATTTATAATAAATAAACAATTTATTTCTTCTGAAATCTCTTGAAAAGCATCATATAGAGATTTATCATCAAAAGAAAATGTCCTTTGAATATTTGCAATCGTAGGCGAAACATATACAATCTTATAATGTGTAGCCTTCTCCATTATTCTATGTAATAAAGAAGCTTCGGGATGTTCAGGATTATATAATACAGTAGGAATTTTATAATCTTCTCTTGCTATATCATCTTCTGTATTTATTTCTACTGAATAAAGATTAATTTGTGATAACTCAGAAGTTCCTAAATCTGTACAATTTATTGTTTTAATAACATTGTTTTCAGTTTCAACTGTTTCAATATGTATTTCAAACCATTTATCCCATTCTCTACACCATACTAATTTAAAATTTTTTATTTTATCCCATAAATAATTTTCTTTATTGTCAAGATATTTATAAACTTCAAAAGTGATTTCAGATTCATCTCTAAGGCTATCTTTGATATGAATATTTTGAGATTCTATTAAACCTAATTTATCTCCATTTCTTTCAGCCAATATAAAAGTAGGTGTTCGAGGGTTATTAGCTACATCAAAGTCTATATGAATACTCATATATACACCTCTTACAATCCTAATTTAACGGCAGGTGAATAACCTATCTCTATTTTGCAAGGTAATGAAACTGTTATTTTATTTACTCTATCATTATTTGTATTTGATATTCCAAAAAATTTCCAATTAAAATCCTTATGTACCTTATGAGAGAGTATAGAAGAATAAATAATAGGGTAATCAATAGTAATTACTTCATTTGCTGTGCAATTTTTAATTATGGTTGTTTCAATTTTATCTCCAACTTCATTTGATATTTTTAAATCTCCACTTATGTTTCCTATTGTAATCCTCATATGAGGATATATACAACCTTCATCATCAGATTCATCAATTAAAACTACAATTTGATTAGCTTCTGTTATTTCAAGTTCATAATCTTTTTCCTTATTTAATGCAAAAGGCTTATTAGTTGTCATCTCTAACTCCAATCCATATATTTTTCCACCTACTTCAATATAACTAATATTAAAAGTTGCTTCAAAATAAAAATCTAAATAATCATAAGTTAAATATCTAAAGTTATGATAACCTTTTCTATTTAACCATCTTGCCAATTCTCTTTGTTCATCAACAGTAATCTCCATATCTTCATTATTACAAGTATTTTTACAAATTTGAAATGTATCTTCAAGTATATTCCCATATTTAGAATTAACTAAATAATTTTTAGTTCCATAAGAATTTGAAACAGTACTAAGATTAATGTTTGCACCTTTTACTGTATTAACACCATTAGTGCCAAATTCACAAACCATATAACCTAAATCACTTAATTGTTTTCCATCGTATTCAAAATCTTCAAATCTCAAACGAAACACCTCCTATGGATAAAAGTAATTAGTTCTTTTTAAATATTTTTCTTTTAGGTTTGCTAAATAAAGCTTTTTTAAAACCTCTTATCTCATTCAAGAGGATATTATAATTATTTTTTTGTTCTTCTAATTCTTTGAGTTCATTAGTCCATATTTCTTTGATATTTTCTAATTCACTCTTTAAAATATCTATCTTTTCTTGTTCCTCAGAATAAATTTCAATTCTTTTTCTTAACTTATCATTTTCTTCAATAAGTCTTTTATTGTTTTTAGTTAATATCTCTATTCGTTTATTATCGTCCATAAAACCTCCAAATAAAACAATAAAGGCAGAATAAAAACCAAATTTTATTCTGCCAATATTATATTATTTAATCGTAAATTTGTTTAAGCTTGATTTACCAATCACCCTGCTTGTTGTCATAGATTGTACAATTTTTTCAAATCTTTTATCTCTTTGCATAGTATAAATAAATTGTTCGTAATTTGTTACATTTGGTAAATTAATTTCAAAAGACATATCATTATTAAAAGTATTACCGTTTAAAGTAGATGGAATTGAAGGAATATTAAGTTTAAAATTATCCTTAATAAACTTAGTAGGGTCATTAGTTAGGCTATACAAATTTTTTGTAGCATCAGCATTAAGAACACTATCACCTTTCAATAAAGGCGTAAGTACTGCACCATCAGAAGGTCTAATAATAACCTCTTGTCCTTTTTCCTGAGTCCAAGCTAATTGATTAGAATTAATATAAGCACTTCCGCTTGCATAACCGTTGGCTTTCATCCATTCGAGCAATGCCTTACTTTGCTTTACATTAGCATAACCTTTCCAATCCTCACCATACTTCTTTTTTAATCCAGAGGCTTGCCAATAATAAGCTCCATATTTTGTGTCGATTCCAAAATATCTCATTCGAGCAACAAGGTTATTATTTATATCTTTAGAATTATCGCCTCTGCCTGACATATTTCCACCTTGCTGAAAGAAGCCATAGTCAGGAAGAATACCCATATTGCGATTAGCGTTGTCATTAGCTACTTTAATAGCATTTAGCATATTGGTGTTAATAACTTCAAGCGAACCTTTTATTCCAGTTAATGAATTTGTAACCCCATTCTTATAAGTACTCAAAGGCATACCGCTATTCCATGCATCCGTTATAGACTTAGAAACTGTATATCCAACATCTTTAGATTGATTTTGAATGGTATCAATAATTGAATCTGCATTTTTATTTGAGTTATCAATCATATCACTAACTAAGGCGTCAACATCATCAAGCCTTTCATTCAAAATCTTCTCATAATCATCATATAAATTATCTAACATTTTTTGCTGGTCTGAAACATATTTATCATATTCAGAATCTTTTAAGTCTGATTGAGCGTTTTCTAAATCAGTTTTAAGCTTTTGAATTTTAGCCTTTGATTCCTCAGATGTATCACCTTCATAAGCTGATAATTGTTTTTGAATATCTGTAATATTTTTTGTCTGTTCTGCTATTTTCTTTTGATAATCATATAAATCCTTGGCAGATTCAAGGGCTTCATTTCGTTTATCTATTAATTTTTGTAAGGCATCTAATTCTTTATTAATACCTTCTTCAACCATGTCTTTAATAGCGTCTTTTTCACTTTCAGATGCCGAAATAGATTCTCTTTGTTTAGAAAGCAAATCTTCTCTACGCTCTAATAAATCTTGATTATAAGGGTCTTTCGCAAGTTCTTTATCAATCTTTTTAATCTCTTTTGCATACTTAGAGGATTGTTCCATATAAACATTATAATTCATACCATGCAAACCCATAGTAGCATTACCTTCGTCAGTTAATTGACCTTTATCGTCATATAACTTATCGCTATCCATAAGATTGATTAAAAAATCTGATTCGTCAGCTATTGCAGAAATCTTTTCTTGTATTGTATCAAAAATATTCCAGTTGGCTTCACGAATAGATTTATTGTATTCTAAAATTGCAGTCTGTGATTCCTTAATTGCAGATTTGGTTTCTTCAATTTGGCTTTTCATCTCATTATAAGCCTGTGAACCTACCTTAATTCTACCTAAATTAACAGCATCATTCAAAGCAACATTCTGTTGTTGTTCCTTTTTTCGTAAATCAATAATATTAACTCTTTCATTAGAGGTTAATGCTGAATAATACTTTGTGCTTGTAATATATCCCTTAGTTTCACTTTGAGATATATTTTGCTCAATATCACCCTTTTTACGCTCAAATTTACTTAATATCGTATCCCATTGAGTACTTACATTATCAAAGTTAGTCTTTGCTAACTCTGATAACTTACTATTCAACTCAGATACGGCATCTCTACATTCATTAGCCTTTTCAATCCATTGTTGATATGTTTGAATTTTTTCTACTAAATCATCATTATCTTTTATAGTAGAAATATCAATAGTTCCATTGTTTACTCTATTTTTCCAATAATCTGAAAGACCTACTGAATTAGCTTCTTTTGTATATCTTGACTGTGCTAATTTTTGAACATCAATTTCGCTACGAATGTTTGCTTGCTCTTTAAATAGTGCTTTTGTGCGTTCATTCCATGTTTTGAATGTATTATTTACTGTATCATCTAATTTAGATATTGCATTTTCAAGCCTTTTTAGAAGAATTTCTATCCAATCAAAAACTTGTTTGCTTTCAGATTTATTGTCTTTATCTTTATCTGATGATGAACCGCTGGCTTTAGTTTTTACATTACCTTTATAAGTAATTAAACCCTTTCCAGTTGAATTACCATTTGCAAATGCTTTGCCACGCTTTTTACCACTGGTTATTTTACCATTTTCAAGCAGTTGCTTTGTCTGGTTCACAGAAAAAATTATGTCATTTCGTCTATACTTAAAAAATTCCGCCGAATCTTTACCAATAGTAAAGTAGTTGTTTCCTCTAACACATTTATATTTTGTTTTATTCGCTATATAAAACAGGGTACAACACCCCTCATAGTTTCCTATGAGATTAGACTATATCTTTATGTGAAATTAAATTATTATCTAAGATTTTTTCTATATTAAGATAATCCCAATAAGGAATCCTCAATAATGTAATATTTTTATTATTACAATAATCTGTATTGATTTTCTATAAGCACTTTGTTCCTCCTCTCATTTTAAATTAACTAAAAATAAAACACAAATTATATTTGTACTAAAAATAATTTCACATATTTACTATTTCGAATTGCCAATAACTTGCAAATCTACTCCCATAAGGGATAGTCGTTGAACTTTATCACATAAAATGTAATCTTAGCTGCTGATTATCCATTGTTTATAATACTTAGAACCATGTCACCATGTATATCACATATTTCATCTTATATCATTTTGTTAATTTTTTCTGTCTTTCGACCACATTCACACTTATCATTTCTGATTATGTTGTAGTTTAACAAACTTTAGGATTTTCCAGCAATTAAATAAATTATCTGGCTATAAAACTAACCAGTTCTTCGCCGAGTTCTCCTCCCAAATGAGTACCACTTGGTGTATTACCATTACTACCATTAGCGTGAGCTTTTCCAAATAAGCTACCAGTAAAAAACTTTACAACATTAGATAAAGGATTATCACTACTTTTTAGTTCACTTTCAACTTCAAGTTTTGCTTTTAAAGTAGGGGGGAGGCTATCAAGAACTTGACTATAATCCGCATGATAATAAACTGTACCATCTGTATCTTTATCAGTTTTCTCAAAATCTTTAACTGCCTTATCATCAACTTCTGTGTCAACAACAGCAACAGTACCTAAACCTAATTTTGAAATTTTATCTTGAAAATCTTTGCTACCAATTAAATTATCAATAGATTTTAAAAAGACATCTTTTAAAGAAGTATCAATTCCTAAACTAACCAATATTTGTTTGCCAGTTTTATTTCCATTTTGTTCCTTTAAATTTTCATATAATTCATTTATAGCATTATCGGCTTGTGTAGTATCAGCACCTATTTCAAGATTTATCTTTTTATCATTGATATTTTTATTGAGAGATTCGATTAAACCATATATAGTAGTAGCTTTAGTTAAATAATCTTTAGAAACAACTTTATTATTAGAATCTTTATAATAAGATATATTTCCATATCTATCATAGCCACCAATATAATTGTTCATATCTGTATCTACATTATATATACCACTTTCTTGGTCTACAATAGCCTGTTTAGTCTTTAATAAAGTTTCTAATTCTTTTTGAGCTTCTTTAGCACCTTCAAGCTTAATATTAATCTTTCCATTAGAATCTTTAAAACTATCTAAGTTTTGTTTAGCATCAGAAATTTTGTTATTTATATTTTCTAATGTCAATTCAGTATTTTCTAATGGTTTAAGGTCGCTATACTCACCTTTAAGATTTACAACCCACTCATAATCAGTAAGCTTTTTAAGCATACTTTCTACAAATTCAACATCAATACCTAATTTTTTAGCTGCATCATCATTGTCAATATTAAGTTCCCAAGTACCATCATCTTTGAGTTTAGCCCATTCAGGATTAACTTCTTGTAATGCGTGTAAGAAATTTAATACACCATCTGAACCTTCTGCTAAAAAATCTGTTGCTTTATAAGAAGTACCACTAATACTTTCCTTTAATCTTTCAAATTCTTTTCTGACTTCTGTCGGAGAAGCGGCAGACAAATCTTTATTAGAAAGCAAGTCAACATATTCTCTAAACGCATTTGTGCCTACAAGTCCTTCATCATAAAGCTTTTGAGCATCCTCTATGTAATTACGAATAGTATCATACATATCTCCTTCTTCACCAGAAGATTGAGCTTTTATCCATTTATTATAAGAAGATGTTAAACCTTCATACTGAGAAGCAAGTTGCGATACATTATCTATTTCAGTAACTATTTTACTTCTTTCATAATATAAGTCAGCTAATTTAGTAGCATCTGTACAATTATAAATCTCATCAGTAACATCTTGATAATCGTCTTTTAAATCTTTTAATTGTTTATCAATAGATTTTTTTTGAGATTTTTCGTATTCAGATTCTAATTCTTGTAAAGCTCTTTTGTTTAAATGAATACCATTTGCAGTTTTTTCAAATAATTCTTCTGAATCATATCCATCAAGATTTTTAAATCTATTTTTTATAAAATCAATAGAATCATCGGTTAATCCTGTTCCAGAACTTGATTCCTTTATTACACTATAAAGACTATCTAAATTTTCAGTTTCGGCAGAAAGATTAACACTGACATCAGTATTACCAACTATTTCTCCAACTTTAAGAACTGTATCAAGATAATTTTTCATTTGGTTTACAGATTCTTTAGTATCAAGATTATCTATTTGTTTATTGAATTTTTCAATAATATCACTATTTTCAGATTTAATCAATCTGGTAATAGCCTCAGATAGATTATCTGTTTCACCTGCAAGTTGTGGATACTTGTTGATAAGGTCTACTAAGTCTTTACTGTCTAACTTACCATCTTCTTTAATAGTAGTAAGAACATTTTGAAGGCTGCTTACCTTTTCAACATAATCATCAACATTTTTGGCAAATTCACTCGTAACAGTTTTACCGTCTTTGTCAACAGTTTCTCCAACAAGTTCAGCAAAACTAATTTTAGGTGTAGACTCTACTTGATTTCTTAACTTATTTTGTTGTGTTTTATATTCAAAAGAATATTCAGAGTAAATAGTTGAAAGATAAGCATCTATTTTAGATTCAACAGAATTTGTATCATTAGCATTATCGCTAAGAAATCCTTCCGATATTAAATCGTCATAGTAATTATTATTTTTTATTTCTTTAATGAGTTTTTCACGATATTTTTTATAAGTTTCAAGAGTATTAATAGTGTCATCAGGGCTAATTTTCCCAATCATACTATCAATAAAACTTTGAGCAGAAATATTAAAACTTTCAGATTTTTCTTTATAATGTGCAGAAGCTGAATTAAGCTTATTAAAGAGTTCTGTATCTTGAAGATTAGCTTTTTCAAGTACATCTACTGCCGATTGAAACCATTTACGCTTATCAGCAGCATTACCACCAGTTAATTTTAAACCATAATCTGTACCAGTACTAAAGAAATCCTTGCTTGGCTCATTATAAAAATACGCACCTATTTTTTTACCAAGCTCGTTTAAACTCTCATCAGATTCATAAGAAAAGGATTTAAACGCATAAGGCGAAGCATCATCATATTTATTCGTTGCCTTACCAATCAATCCTGCTTTGTTTAAGGCTTCAATGATTTTTTTGTTCTCTGAAACAATATCATTTTTACTTTTATCTGAATTACTTATATATTCTGCAATATCATATCCGTAGTTTTTCTCGCCTACAGCTTTAGACGCATCTTCTTTTGCTGCAACATAATTTTCTCTTGCATTTTTATAATTTTCTTCAGCTTTTTCATTTCTTATATTTTTTAAGACTTCAAGCTGTTCTTGATATTTACCATTAACCAAATCAAGATTATCACATTGTTTACCGATTATTTTATTGATTTGATTTTGAATATCTAATAATTCTTTATTAGTGCTATTATCTCTTGTACTCTTTTTACCTAATTCTTCATATTTAGAAATAAGTTCATCAAGTGTTTCAGTTTCTTCTTGAGATTTTTTTAACCGTTCTTTTGCTTCTTCGGCTTCTTTATGTGCTGCTTCTGCTGCTTTTTCCGAAGCGTGAATATAATCGTCAATAGATTTAAAAAGTAAAGTGACACCACCAATAACTAATGCACTAATTATGCCGTCAAGAGCAGTAGTAGCAAGATTAAGTGCAACAGTTTTAGCAGTAGCTTTCACTAAACTACCAGCATAGCCTGCAAGAGAAGCATTTCCTTGTTCTACCTTAGATAAATATCCCCCTAATGCACTATTAGATTGATTTATCGCACCTACAAATTGTTCTTTATTAAGATGTACTGTGTCCTCAAGATTTCCATTATAAAGTTCAATTAATTTTTTAACATCTTTCCATGTAGTACTTTGTGCTTTGAGTGTTACTTGTGATTCTCTTGACTTTATTTTTAATTCTTCAGTTGCATTACTTAAATCAAATTCTTCTATTTTAGTAAGATTCAAGGTCTTTGCATATTCCTGTGCCGTAATACTGGCGGTATTCATATGAGCAGACCAAGAACTTAATTGCTGTTCGCCTCTTTGAAGCGATTGAATGTAACCTGTAAGAGAAGCTATATCATTATTGAGCTGTTTTGTAAAATTTTCTGAATAAAAATTCTGATTTTCTTTATAATCTGGTTTTCCTATTGTTTTCTTTCCAAATAAAGATATTCCAACACCATTGCCAGACTCATCTTTATTGACAGTAAAAAGACCAACGCCCTTTTTAATATCTAAATACTTTAAAAGAGCTGTTGTAGCAGCGGTAAGAAGCACAGGTAGGGTTGTTATGTTTTTTATTAAGTCATCAGTACCAGATATTATAGCTGTAAGATTGTCAATGACAAATTTAACAACTTTGTCATTCATTATAGTTGTAGATAATGATTCTAATGATGACTTTACTTGATTTGTTTTTGCTTCAATAGAATCTAACCATTTATTTTGTTCTTTTTGTGCAGAACCAGCAGAATTTTGTGCAGCTTGATAAGCTTTTTGAATTTGTCCACTCTGAAAAGCTTGAATAATAGCAACACCCTGATTAGCTCTATTTTTACCAAACATAATTTCTGTAAGGTCGGCTTTGTTAGTATCACTTAACTTATTATAAACTTCTGATATAGATTCAAGAATATCATATGTATCTTTAAAAGAACCATCATCATTAAAAATATTTGTATGTCCTTCGGTTAGATTATAAATCTGAGTTTGAATTTTAGAAACAGATTCAATATCTTCATATTCCTCGCCAATGTCCTGAAGTTCGCCCTTCATTCCTCGCAAACGCAAAGAAATAGTCTTTAAACCGTTACCAAGTTCTCCAATATCTTGGGTAATTTCACCGCCACCAGTAAGCATAGCTAAAGACTTATTTATATCATTGCCTGCAACCGCTAACGATGAAGCCGAAACTTTCAACCCTTCGCCTAAACTACTTGAAGATACTGCAAATTCATTACCAAGTTTATTAAATTTATCAACTATTGATATAGCATCATCAACATTTATGTTATATGCTTTTAAAGCTGTAACAATATCTTTAACAGCAGTTTCCGAATCAACCTCACCAACATTTTGATAAATTGATGAAACTTTTGCTAACTGCGAAGAAGCATTAATGTCATAACCCAATTTACTCCATTCAGAAGTTGCAGTTATATAATCAGTTAAAGTTACACCTAAATCTTTTGCATTTTGTTTTGCGTTTTGAAAGAAATCAGAATACTCTGCGTCAGTATTATCAGTAACCTTATAAAGATTAGTCATTGCACTATCTACATTTGCAACATTTTGATATGCTTGTTTTGCTGTATCAACTATTTTATAAAAACTGTTAGAAATAGTATAATATGATGCTAATTCTTTGCCTTTTTGTTTTAAAGTGTCAATAAAATTTAAACCAGTTTTACCAGCTATAGTTGCTTCTTGTGTAATATCTCTGAACTCATCTTTAAGCCTATTTAAACTTATTTCATTACAACTTTCTAACTGACTTTGAATAGTTTTAATTCTTGAGCCGAATTTTTTAGTAGCATTTGAATTTTGTGATAACCATACATTAATTTCATTGCTAAATTGTCTTTTACTATTTTCAAGTTCATATACCGAATTGCTTATTTTTTGTAATTGAGTTGCTTGCTTTAATTCATTATTAACTTTTTTTAGAACATCTTCAAACTGATTATAAGTTTCGATGATTTCTTTTGTATTATTAGCGTCAATAGCGTTTTTTAATTCTATATAACTTTGAGATAACTTATTTAAATTTTCTTCCGTTGTTTTTGAAATAGTATTTAAACTTCTTAAACTTGATTCTATCTTGCTATATTCACTATCAATATTACCTGAATCAAAATTGCTTTTTATTTTTAAAACTTCTGCCTGTTGTTTTGTCTGTTGTTTTTCTTGCTCAATTTTTTGTTGCTCTCTTTTTTTATCAGAATCAGCACTGTTAATTCTTTGTATGGCAGAATCTTTGGCATTATCTTCAGCCTTTTCAATTTCTTCTAATTTTTTCTTTAATATCTCAAATTGTTCTGTTGGTAATTGTTCTCCAAGCTTTTTTCTTAATTCTTCGTAAGAATTGCCAACATTTTTTATCTGCGTTTCTATCTCTGTAATTTCATCACTATGCTTTTCAGGATTATTGCTTTCAAGTTTTGTTTTTGAAAATTCTAAATCTTTTTTCTGTCGAAGAAGTAAAATTAGTTTTCGCTCTTGTTCTTTTAATTCTTGCTCTTGTTGCTTTAAAGCTTCTGCCTGTTGTTTTTCTTGCTCAATTTTTTGTTGCTTTAAAGCTTTATCAGCGGCAATGCTGGTATTTCTTCGTTTTGAAAAAATTTCTGCATCATAAATTTCTTCTAATTTTTTCTTTAATATCTCAAATTGTTCTGTTGGTAATTGTTTTTTAAGCTTATTTCTTAAATTATCATAAGCAGTTTTAATTTTATTTATTTGCTGTTCTAATAATTTAAGTTCGTTATCGTGATTATTAGTGTCGTTATTTAACTTAGTCCTTTGAGTTCTTAATTTTACTTTTTCTTGAGCCAATGAAATTAATTCTTGCTCTTGCTTTTTAAGTTTCTGTAAAGATTGTTTATCAGACAATGCTGCTTTTATAGATTCAATTTGTCTTTGAGTCTTATCAAATGAAGCATTTATTTGATTAAAATAATTACTGTTAATGTCAAACCCATCAATTTTCAAGCCTATCTTATATAAAGAAAGATAAGATGCTTTAAGTTTATTAACTTGTTCTGACAGAGTTTGAAATTGTTTACTACTTTTATCAAGCTTTGCAATTTTAATTTCTGAAACATTTATTTCTTTTTGAATTGTAGAAAGCCATTTATACACATATAATAAGTCTTTTGCGGAATCTAATTTTTGTTTATCAGCTTTTTCTTGTTGCTCATTTGTGTTTTTTGCTATTTTATTTACAGTAAGTAAATTATTAGCAAGGTCTTTGTTAGCCTTAGATAAATCTTGTATAAAGTTTAAAACTCTGTCATCAGATATAGAAATATCAATTTTTATAGATTCACATTTTATATTTTTTATTTTATTCTCAATTTTTTGTATAGCATCAGATTCCAACTCTAATCCGAGCATAACATTATAATCAGCCATTACACCATTCCTTTGTATTAAAGTGCAAGATTGCACTTGATTATAGGTGCAATCTTAATTATTATTTGACTCTTGAATTTTATTCAATTCTTCGCTAAAACTTTCTTTTTCTAACTCTGCTCTAAGTTTTGCAAGACCTTTCCATTTTCTATCTTTAGCAGTTGCATCATTGTATATATTCAACATTTCTGAACTACCCCATTGTTGCAATTCTTGTACCAATTCGGCTTCAAGCCCTGCTGCTAATAAAGTAGTACACCAATAATGTCTTGTAGAATGAGGATAAAAATGCTTACTCAAAGGTTTATCCCATTTTTCCATCCAACTTCTTATAGTACTGGTAGTAGCTGGCTCTCCGTCAGATTTAACAAAAATATAATTATGCTCTATTTCGTTTTCTTTCATAATTTGTTCTCTGATAGGCAACCATTGTTTATAATAGGGGAGGAATACATCTTTTATAATATATCTTTTTATTCGTTTGCCATTCACACCTCTACCTTTTACACGCATTTCATTAGTAGTTTCTAAAAATAATCCTTCAAAAGCTAAATTATTCTCATCTATGAGGTCTGTTGTGAAATTAGCAAATTCATCAGCTCTTGCACCAGAACCCATCATAAGTGATAATAAACATTGCTCTTGAGGCTTGTTTATCTCACCTAACCAATTCATAAGTCCATAAAGTTCATCTTTGGTAAAAACTGACTTCTCTCTGATAAGTTCTTTAGCTGGCTTTTCAATCTTCTTTACTATATTTTTAAAATTCGGATAGTGTTCGTCCATAACATTCTCAATCCAATCACTAAGACTACATAAAGATGAGTGCATTTGATGAAAACGATTAGGACTCCATTTCAATTCAGTAACGCCAAAATCAAAGAAATCGAGTATTTCAAATTTCTTTAAATCAACAAAAGACTTATTATCGCAATATAGTAGAACATAGCAAAAGAAAATATTATAATTTGACTTATAAACTAATACCGATTTTGGTGAACGCTTAGTTGAAAAATTCTTCAAAAATCTATCAACTAATTTTTGATTTTCTGGATTTATCTGTTCTATTAATTCAAGAGAAGTAATAACCTTTCTAAATGTTAATCTTTTTTTATTCTGCATAATATCACCTCATTTCTAAAAAATAGCACTGGTTTTACGCCAGTGCTTTAATCATATTTGTCAGATTTTTCTATTGTCTGTCAACCCGCTGACATACATATTCAGCACATATCTTAAATGTTGAGTGTTAGTTGCAATAAATGAAATATTTCTTTATTAAAATAAAATCCTTATTTTATATTTTATCTAACTTCTATACCTTTATTTTTTAAAGCTTGCACAATTAAATCTATTACACCATAATCATCTAAATCTAAAATGAGCATACTTTCACCCCAGATAGAAGTCCATTTTCCTTTTGGCATATAATTACATCCAAAATGTCCATGCTGCCCATTCAAGGTATCTTTAACAATTTCAGAAGTAGAATGTTTTTCGTTTTTATAATGTATTTTACTTAAATCAAAATAAACATTTGCTTTAAATCCATGACCTGTTGGTATTACTTCTGTCTTTACTAAAGATTTTAAAAGCTGATAAGTTCTTTTATATTTCACAGGTGTATATTCTTCATAATATTGTAAAAGTTTCTCTGCAATAATAGAATAAACTTCTTCTTTGACTTGCAACAAAGTATCTTTCATTTGATTATTTAAATGTTTTTCTAAATCTTTTAGATTTTTAAAATTCATATAATAACCTTTACTTTAAAACTTTTAAATGCTGATTTTGATAATTGTTTACTAATTCGTTAATCTTTTCTGTGAGATTACGAATCTCTTCGTTTTTAGAATTTATCAAATCACTTTTATTACTTTTAAATTCTTCAGATTTAACATAAGCATCTACAATTGCATTAATATCAAGATTTTCAAGATTGAGCGTATTTAATTTTTCCAAGATTGTATCAGCTTTTACTTGGTCGAAATGAATTTTTTCATTCAAAATCTTAAAGAAGTTTGAAATACTCTTACTTACACTATCTTCATGAATACCAGTTTTATATTCAATATTATAACTTGTTTCTTGTTTCAAGTTTTCAATAAAGTTTTCACCAATAGCACTTTTTATACTATCAATAACATTAGTGTTTTTGATAAAATTTTCTGTATCATCAATCGACATATCACCTAAATCAATATCTGTAAGAACATTAATAAGTGCAATATCAAAAGCTATATCTTTAAGGCAAGAAAAATAATCATCATCTATAAGGCAAAGTCTTGCAGTATTTTTGATGATTTTAATTCTATCTGACATATTAACATAAGACTTTATCTTATACTTAATTTCTTCATTATTATACTTATAAATATTTTCGCTCATACTATTTCTCCTTATTAAAATCATTAGTTTCAAAAAATTCGGTTAAATTCCAATAATAATTCACTCTTTTTTTATTGCCTTTGATTTTTACTGCATTATAAGATATTAAATCTATTTCATTAAAACTTGATTTATTAAGTCCATGATACATCTTCATAAAATCACCTATATATTGCATATAAGTTCTTTCAATCCCTATATCTTCACTTCTAAAATTAAAAACAAAACAAGGGTAAACATTTTTATATATAGAATATTCTTGTAAAGATAAAATTTGATGTTTATGTATCATTTTTCTTGGTTGAGTATCGTCTAATTCTATCTTTTCAAAAGTCATATATTTATCCTTAGTTGTTTTTAATTCAAGACAATAAAAAATACCTCTTTTACCATCAAATAAAAAATAATCGCAAGGATTTTTATGTGTAAAAGAAGTAAGATTACTTTGCGTAAATGCTTGCGGAGAATCTTTAAGTCTGTATAACAAATATTCATCAGAAATAGATTTTTTAAAATTCTCCTCAAATCGTTTTCCTACATTTTTCATTTTTACCTTTCTCTTTGTATAGTAGTTTAATAATAATACGGTTTTCGCCTTAAGACATAGTTATAAATAGGTTCACCGAAAACTATTCCAGCACCTCAGCACCGACTTATACAACGAAGAAGTATACTTCATAAGTGGTAAATTGTAAAAAAAAGGATATATAAAGCAGTGATTGCTCATATATCCAATAAAATATCAATCACTATTAATACTACTCTACAAACTTCTGTTTATTACGCTTTCTTTTTATTGTAACATTATTTTCTGTTTTGTTTGCATTTTCTGTATTCTGAATATCTTTCTCCTTATCATTGTTCAAAATATCCTTAATAATAGCCTTAATATTCTCTCTTAAATCTTCTAAATCAGACAAATCAACATTGGCAAGTTTTTCTTTTGCTTCTGCTTTACTGTATACATTGGTAGATAACCCATGTATAATCTGATAAATTTTATAATGTTCTGCGGTATCCGTATGTATCTTCCAAGGTGACAATCTCATAAATTCATTACAAGAATTACATACATAATAGCCTTTTCCACATATACTACAATATGCGTTTATCTTTTCTGCCATAAAATTCACCTACTTTAAATAAGAATAGGGAAGGGGCTATATACTAAATATAGCCCCAATTAATTCAATTATTCGCTTACTACAATAGTGAAAAGGTCATCATTTGTTTCATCACAATAATCCTTTGACATATCAAATTCAAATGGATGTTTTCCTGTTGATGTAAGTGCAAGTTCGATAGATTCAGGATTAAGCTTTGTCTTAGGACAAATAACTGCACCAGAATACACAAGATTATCATTACACTTATCTCTGAAATAAGCATAAATTATCGCACTACAAGTCTTAGGGAACTCAGAAGTCTTATTAGCAACCTTAACAGCTTTTTCAGTTTCGTAAGCATATTCTACATAAATCTTACCTGTAAGTCCTGTTGGTGTTTGAATTTCCTTACTTGAATCAGAAATAACAAACTCTGATTCAGAAACGGTAGAACCAGCCTTATAAGATTTTCCAATTTCGGAATTAGAAATAGAATAAATAAATTTTACACTATCCTTAATTGGTTGATTCTTCAATGTAACTTTGCTATCTGCAATTTCAAGAATTTCATAAGTATGACCCTTTAACTTATTAGTTAAACTTGCAACTTCCTTAGTTGAACCATATTGTGCTGCTGCAAGGTCAAGAGAAAGCAAAGAATTTGTAGCACTAAACTTAGCCTTCTTTGCACGATAAAGTGTTGTAATAACAGAACCAATAGCATCTGTAATCTCGTCACCTTCAGCAGTACAGTTGAGCGAAGAATCCTCAAGTGAAGTAAGTCTGTAAAGCATTTCCTTTGTTTCTGGGTCTGTAAAAGAAATTGAACGAACCTTATCTAAGATAAGTTCATTCTTGTTAAATGTGTCAGCCATAATTTTCCTCCTAAAATTTCATTAAAAAAAGAGCCTTTAAGACTCTAAAATTTTATATATATCCAGTAAAATCTAATCTACTTTTATCAATACCTTTTAAATCAGCAAATCCAGAATAAGCACCTTGCAATAACATAGTAGCATCCTGAATTTTATTAATTCTTTTGATATTGTAAAGTAATTCATATATTTTCATTTCTCCAACTTCTTTTCTACTTATTCCTGAGTACATAGAAATTGTAGAAATATATGGTAATAAAACACTTTTAAAATCCTCATATTGTTTGCTCATTGCTTCATCACGAGCATCTTCTATCAAATCTTTTTTAGTTCTTTCGTTAGCAGGAGTTTCATTATTTCTCTTTAATCCATGTATTTTACGAACTACTTCAGTAATTCTTGCATAAATGTACCTATTAATAGTTATATCATTTTCTGCATTATAAAGTATCACTTGATTATTTCGAGTATCTTTATATAATCCAAAATCAGCCAAATCAATATCTTTGAGTATTAACTTTAAAGGATTTTTACTTAAACTTTCTATATCAACATTTTTTACTTGCTCAGTATCTTTTATATTATTAAGAAGCTTCTTCTTACTTGAAACAAGCTGAGAAATAACTTTTATGAATAAATCATAATCATCTATCTTTGTATAATCTATTCCCATATCCCATAATTGCCATTTTAAATCAGCACCAACACTTGTGAGATTATACACTGCATTAAAATAATCTTTCTCACCAAAATTTTTTATCTGCATAACAGTAGGTTGAGTTACAGTTATTTTATCTGTAATTTTAACATCATCACCATAATACATTTCTAATTCATTATCAATCATACGTATTCCTCACTATTATTACAAGGTGAATTATTCAAATCAGTTGTAACAAATGTTAAAATGCGATATAAATAATCCGATTGATAAGAACCTTCAATATTACTTGATAACCTTATTATACCAATACCTAAATCAGACCTGCCGTTGAATTTTTTATCAATAAGTCTTGACAAATAATCATTTCGATTGTCGGTGACTTTAGGCATATTATCCACAATCATATGCCTATAATGAGATATTATTCGTATTTCTAATGTCGGGGTAACATATATTTTATTATCCATTCTATATGATTCGGGTATATGTACTTGAACTGTAAGAAAAGTATTTACTTCTTTTATTGTATAAGGGTCTTGGTCGTAATTAAATATATGAGTATTAATAAGTTTTTCAGGTGTTTTACTATCTACTGTAGAACTTCCTATTGCTTGTACTATTGTTTCATCTTTTATCAATTCTTTTATTATGGTATTCTTAATTAAACCAATACTTGAACTATTTGCCATTATAATAATGATTTAATATGAATAACCAAACTTGTTGATGGAATATTATTGTTTTCAGAAGATAATATCAATTTTATATCCTCATCAACATAATTATCATTGTCTACCCCAATAGCAATTTGATTATCATATTCCTTTACATAAAGTTCTTTTTTAAAATCTGAAACAATTTTCCAAATAGGAATAACATTATTTAACTCATTTCCATTGTCATCATAAAACTTAGCAGTAAATATCTTACTATCTCCACCTGATTTTATAATATTATCCTCATATATAATTACTGCCTTCTTATTATCTTCAGCTTTATCAGTTTCAAAATAATCGCATATTCCTAAATCTGGTCTATCCGTATCACTATCATTTTGATATTCAGCTAAAGTAACTTTAACAATACCCTTTTTGCCAAACTTATTAGTTGTAGTGTCATTTTGTGTTACAATAAAAGAAGTTGGATTTTGTTTATTATAATCTAAGTAAAATCTTTGTGGTGTATCTAATGCAACAGTATTCTCGTCATAAGGTAAAGACACTCTATGTTGCGTTGTTCCTAATGTAAATTGTCTACTGCTTGTTTCACCTGAGTTATACTGTGTTGTATTAATATCAACACAAGGATATTCCAAAATTTTACCTTCCTTGTTTTGCCATTTTAAAACCCAATTACATTCCAATAATTCGCCTTGATAATGAATATCATCAATATTAAATGATTTATTACATAACAAATATAACGAATTTTTATAGTCATAAAGTATGTCACCCACTATAACAGGTGTATCTATCAAAGTCTGAAAACTCATTTTGTTACCATCAACATTTGAAAAAGTTCTTTCATATAATCTAATTTTTATTGGTACTTCGTTATCATATGTTTTTTTGCCTAAACTCCAAAAATAAATTATATTATTAGTAGAACTATCATCTGTAAAGGTATAATCTAATAATCGCTTACTATTATTTACATTTTCCTGCATCATTGAGCTTCCACTTAATTCCATTTTTTTCTTGAATTTTTCTAAATAATTGATAATAAAACACCACCCTTATTTAGATTTTTGATTTATAAGAATGTTCAGTAAATGAAGTTTTAATACCATTTTTTAAGTCATCTCTTGTTTGATTCCAAGAATACCTTGACAAAAGTGTTTCATTTTCTTTTAAAAATGTAGAGTGCATTTCCATCATTTTTTCTAATTGATTAGCATTACTAAAAGCATTAAAATCTTTAGAACTTAAGCTAACTTTTAAAACTGATGGCACTCTTATATATGTAGAATCTAAATATTCAAGCAAGACATAGTTACTTAATATTTCGATTTCCATATCAGATAAATCTGAGTCAAATTGTTCTAACTCATCATTTCTATTCGACAAATCTTTTCTACATATATGAAACCTTGAAACGGCAGGAATAATATAATCATGTAAACAATCCTTTACTTCTTCTGCCGTCATCAAAGGAATTTCATAACTTTTAAATTTGGGTAAAAGATTAGCCCAAATAACATCATAAGGTGTAGCCACAATATCTGCCCCTTATTAAATAAGTTCTACCTTGAATTTATTTTCTAAAGTCTTAATAACAGATATGCTTTCAATTTTATCGTTGGCGACCATTTCTTTAATTTTATAAATGACAGTTGTCTTTAAAGAATTATCCATTTTAGAAATTTGTGAACAGATATTTTCAATGTTTTCCTTTGTATATGAGCTTGAATCCATAAGATACTCATAAGTATCATAAATTTTTGATAATCCAAACTTTTCGATTACTCTATTGTCCATTGGCTTGAGCCAAAGATTCCTAAAATATGATTTATAGTTTCTCCACATATTCTTTAAAGTTTCAAATGTAAGAATTTCTATATCACCAACATTATCCCAAGCATAATACTCACCATTCTTACTATCTTTATAACTTACAGATGGAATCAATGAAACGACTTCTATTTCTGTAATGTCAGTTAAAGGTTCTTGTGAGCTTATCCTGCTTTCATTAACCTTAGAGTTTCTGTTAGAAGAATCAGCTCCTACAGCAGATGTAGAAACTGATTCTTCACTAACAATATTAGTTGTTGCCTTTCTTGGCATAATATCACCCTTCTTATTCTCTTATTTTTATTTACTTATCAAGAAAAAGTAAACAGACCTGCATAAGCTGGAAGAACAAAGCCCATACCCATAAGTGTCTGAACCTGAACATCAATAGTTGCATCACTATTTCTCTTAGAGCCATCAATAGTACCAGTGCCAATATCAGAACGAGTATCACCAAACCATTCAAGCTTAATAGGCTTAGTATCACCGCCAAGAATAAACAACTTATTATCATCAAGTGCAAGGTCAAATGTACCAGACTTTAATGTTTGAGGGATAACCATAAGTCTATTACCTTCCCAATCAGCAATAGAACCCGTCATAGCCTTAGCTTCCTTTTGGGAATTTGCGAACATCTTATCAGGAACAATATTAGCAAGCTTTCTTAAAGCACCCTTAGTACCTGCAATAGTGAGATTCTCATAGCCACCAGCAGCCTGAACCTTGTCACAAAGTTTACCAACAGCTTCTTCACTATTACCTGTTGCTGCAAAATCAGATGGGAAAGCATTAGCTACACTTTGGAACTGTGTATAAATTCTATCCTTAATATACTTATTTACAGACTTGTAAACTACATCAAGAAGCTTATCAATAGAGGTAATACCAGTAAGAAAACGCTCAAGTTCATCATATACATGAATGTATATCCATTCCTTTGGAAGTGTAATTTCAGAACCTAAATCAATAGCCTGTCTATTAGTATCCCAGTGATTACCAGCAAAACGAGAAACAGTAAGAAGTCCACCTTCTGTATAGAATGAAGTTGTATCTCCTAAAGCACGATTCTTAACTTCTACAAAATTTTCAACAAATGGTGAATTAAAAATATTCTCACCAATAGTTGTGTTTACAACTTCTTCTACAATCTCATAAATCACAAGATTGTTTCTTCGAAAAGCCTGAAAAAGTGTAGCACCCTTTAGAATATCGCCATTAATTTTATCTCTAAGATAATTTTCAAGGTCTTTCTTAGATACCTTATCCTTGTCTATATGTAATGAAAAATCGCCTCTTGCTAAATCAAGCGTAAGGTCATAAATCTTTTCATTTTCTGTTGTGAATTTAGTCTTAACCATTATTTATCCTCCTTACTTTTAGGCTAAAGTAGTAACCTTAGCTTCATACATAACTCTTGAATATCCATAAGTGTTAGCTACTGTAACAAGAGTTGCACCCTGAACTCTCTTACGCATAATAGTAGCTTCAAACTTAGCGTCCGAAGTTGCACTATCGCCTGCAACTAACTTGCCTGTAGTTGTATCAATAGTAAGGAACTTACCAGTATCAGCCTTTGACTGTGTTGCCGAAGTGATACCATCAATAGAAATTGCAAATTCATCGTTAAAAGCAACTACACGCACTCTAAAAGGAGTTCCAGCCTTAATGATAAAATTATCCTTTCTCTGATTAGTTATCTTGCACTCATCTGAGTTCCAAACTGGTTGGTCAACTACAACAACCTGCTTTCCAGTTGCTGAACCCTTTACAAACTTATAAATAACATCTTCGCCATCATCAAGTCCATCAAGATAGCCGAATGTACCATTTTCAATATCTTCAGTTGCTACTGCATCAAAAATTCTTTCTGCATAATGAGTAGACTTCATATTTACAGATTCAAATACTGTATAATTAGCCATAAATTTCCTCCTAAACAAAATAAAACCTGCGAGATTAATCGCAGGTTAAAGTTTTAAAATTAATATTTTATATTTTACTTATGTAACGGTATATTACCATACTTTGTAGATACATAGTTAGTATCATCGTCATCATGAATACTTGTATCTGATACATTAACAGTTAGTGAATCACTACGCTTACTAAAGTTTTTTCTTAAATTTTTCTTAGCGAAAAGAATAGCACATTCACTTTCAATATCCTTAACTGACATTTCAGACTTCTTTTCTTTTAACTGTTCAAATTCTGCAACATCAGAAAGTGCTAAAGAATATTCATTAAAAACATTTTCTTTTTCTGCTTCTAACTGTTCATTAATACGCTTTTCTTCTGCAAGTACATATTCATCATACTTAGGCTTAATTTTATCATAATCAGCTTGAAGCGTTTCATACTTAGAAACAATTTCACTCTTTTCTTGATTAAGAATATCAATTTTCTTATCAAATTCAGAAATGCGATTTTCAGTAATAGAATTGTCAATAATATTTTCGCCATCTTGATAATTTTCAAAAATAATCTTTTTTCTTACCCCAGTGCTAAAATCAATAATAGGCTTATCGTTTTCTACTTTAAAAGTAAAACCATAAAAATTCCAATGGTCTTTTCTATCTTCAACAATTACTTCATTACCTTGAACATCACTAAAATAATATCTTGGAAATCTATCGCCCCATTGGTTTGTTTCAGTTTCATAATCTTCTACAATATTAGCAATATCATTTATCGCACTCTGAACAGTTTGTGTGAAATTTTCTTTATTTGTATTCTTAATATCCTCCATATTTCTTTTACCTCCTCCATCAAATTTTAATTTATTAAATTCTTCCAATCTATTCTTGATTTCAGAAAATACATTATCAACAGAAAATTGTAATGTAATATTAGAATCAATCATAGCTGGTTGAATACTTTCATCAGTTGTTGACAATATACAACAACCCGCAAATGAGAATTTAGTAAATGTAAAAATGCCATTTTCATCTTCAGTGCCATCAAAGTTATTTATTTCTAACTCCATTGACTGTCCTTTACTAATATCTCTTTCAAAAACATCAACGGCTTCATTGAATTTTGTCCAAATAAGACCATCTACTTGTAGATATTCTCTTTCTTCACCATCACTTGAAATCTTTTTTACCCATCGGGCATTACAAGATTCAGGAATGACACCATACGCTTGTCCTAAATAAACTTCTTTTATTATATCATTTTCAACTACAATTTCATGCTCGTGTCCAGTAAAATCCTTTTCGCCGTTTTCATTTTCTTTTATATAGCCTAAAATCGGTGTATTTTTAATAGTTTCTATATTTTGTTCTACTACTTCTTTCGTAAAAACACTACCATTAAAATTCTCACCTAAATGCAAAACATCAATAGTAACATTCAAAAATCGTGTATCTTTAGTTTGATATTCACCATTAATACTAAAATTTACTGGTAATAAAAATCTTTTATTTTTATCCATTTTACACACCTCCATTCTTTAATCACTATCTATCTATATTACTATCATTATCTTCAGTTTGCTGACCTGCTATATCTAATGTTTCACCCTTAGAAGCGTTTGTCGGTCTGCCAGCTTCATCACTTGAACTGTTATAAGATGAGGATAGAGGAATAAACCTATTTTGAAAATCAAAAATATCAGTATGTAAAGTATACGCATTTAATGTTCTTGCTGGTGTCATATCTAAAGAAGCCAAAAATTTATCAATTACATTAATGCCTAAAGTACACGCTTCTTTATATTTCTTTATCACATTATCACGATTAAATATAGTAGTATCTAATAAATAAAAATTAAATTTAAAATTATTCTTATTATATTTTCTTATCTTTATAAAGCGATTTATCCATCTTTCAAATTGTCGGTATACACCATATACAAAACCCGAATCATTCTCAACAGATAAGTTTACAGCAGTACCCGATGAACTACCATTATATAATTCCTGACTTATACCAGATGAATTATAAACTTCATCTAAAGCGTCTGAAACATTATTGCGAGTATTATTACTATCTTTAAAAGAAATTGCCTTACCTTCTGAACCTAAAGTATGTATCAAACCAATATCATCAGGCATACTATTTCTATTTATCTCAGCAAATACACTTAACATTTCAGGTGAAACTACGGGCTTGTCTACCGTATTTTCATCGACAGGAACTTTCACTATAATAGCTTTATAGTTATCCGTCTTAGCTGATTGTAATTTTAACTTCTTATATAAATCTAAATCAAAAATATCTCTAATAAGATTAATTAGAATTGGATAAGGATATATCCATTGACTATTTAACTTTATACAAATTTGTTTATCAGCAGGCGGCAAATACCAATGTTCAGATAATTTTCCATCTCTAAAATCAATCCATGCTTGTTGAACATAATCAGGATAAGAGCCTAAATTCTGAGGCTTAATTTTTGCTAAATCTATTGCGAAATTATAAAGTCCGTCTTGAAGCTTATACAATTTACAAATAGAAAAATTTACTTGTTGTATAAAGAAATCAGCTTGATTTTCAATTACAAGTCCACAATAAACATCTTGATAGGGGAGTGTCTTGAAAATTTTTGAAAATTCATGCTTCAAATTCATATTTTCAAGTTTTACACTTAATGTTGAATAAGCTTTCTTCAAACTTTCAATATTAATATTTTCTTTTACATCATATAAATCAACACCCCAACAGAATAATGCCATATTACTGTAATAATTATTAAGCCTATAATAATGTGGTGATATTTTCATAAGAGATTCAGAAATACTTAACAAAATCCTCCAACGACTATAAGGATGTTGGAGAGCATACTCTATATCTTCAAATTTATATTGTCCTAAAAAACCTGATTCTATAAGAGTGTTATTTGTAAATAAATCTTGCATTATTAATCTTTGATATAAACTTCTATATAAATTATAATCAATAGGTTTACTACCTTTAATAGAGTTGTTAAATAACTTCTCGTCTTTCTTATAATAATTATTTTGTTTACCTCTTTTTGTCAATATATCACCACCTTAATATAATTTTGCTTTTTTGTTTAACTTTTTAAAAATTGTTGCGTAATCATTTAATTTGAAACCTTTTTTAGTTTCTTGTAAAAACTCACGCTCTAATTGACATTGAACCCAATAATTATAAGCCAATGAGCTATATCGGTCTTTTCGCATACCAGATTTTTCAAATACTCGCACATTAGTTCCTTTGACTTCATACTCAAGATTTATCAATTCGTAAATAAGTAATGTAGTTTGAATATAAGGCATTTCATAATCAAGTTGATTAGCTGTAGTTAACTTATCAAAATCTTTAATTCGTTTTTTTAATACTTCTTTCCCTTCATTTTCGGGAATAAGTAAATTAATTTTTCCACTTGAAAAACCACTTCTAAGAGCTACACAAATTTCATTGTTAAATGCAGGGTTTGCTTTAATAGACCATATAACTTTTTTAGCTTTATCAACTTTACATCTATCAGCCATAACACTATCATTACAACAACTTAAAGCAGGATAAATTTCTCCATTTTCAGGGTCATAAATATCTCTTATAAGAATATCATATACACTCAATCCTCCATTAAGAGCATCAATAACTAAATCAGTACATTTATAAAAATGAAATAACCGCCTTACTTTTAATGCTAAATCTTCAGTTACTTCTCCTTCATAATTCTGTAAATATATAATATTTGAAGTGTATGTATTGTTACTGGAAGGAATCGCACTATTAATAATAACACAACTTGCATCGTTATTATTTTTAGTAGAAGCCATAAGAGCAACATCTAATGACAATATTCTTCTTTCGTTTAATGCTAAATTCGGGACTTTAACCTTTGAATTTTCAAATGGATATATTGCAGTTTTTAATTTTCTCTGTTTTGATATATTATCAAATGTAAAAAATGCACCTTCAATATCATTGTGTGGTAAGCAACCCATTTCCATATCAAAAGTAGATTGGTCGAAATCACTCTCTGACATTTCTTCTTCTATTTCACTTTTTTTCTTTAAACCTTCTTTAATAGCAACCTGATATGGTAATGCACAAACAAAATACTTCATTTTATCACTTAACAAATTAGCAGTAAAAGCTTTTGATTTTTCATAACTCCAATGTGATACAAACCAACAAGATGACATATAAATTTCAATATTTGACTCTAAATATTTTTCTTGATTGGAATATTCTGGTCGATTTAAAAAATTAGGTTGTCTTGGTGTACCCAAAAACCTTTTAATAACGGTATTTATTGTATTTTTGTCAATCATTCTAAATTCATCTATCACAATAACATTAGCTCTCGCACCTCTACCAGAATCAGAAGCTGTAACAACCCTTATCCATGAGCCATTTCTAAATTTAATAAAAGCAGTGTTTAAACCAAGAGAAGATTCTTCTATTTCTCGATTAAGATTATCTGAACCCCAAGTAAAATTTTTACAAAAATCGTCTATAATTTTAGATAAAACTTCATTAGCTTGTGTTCTTGTTCCTGATGCAACACAAATTTTTGTCTTAGGAAATAGGATACACCTAACTACGCAGAACAGAGATGTTAGCCATGTTTTTCCAATCAATCGTTATTAACTATAGGCTTTTTATCCTATACTCTGGAAGTTTCCTTCATTTTCATTGGTTAGTCTTTTCTAACCCAGCTTAGCATATATTTTCATCTTCAACATTACTTGTTAAGATGTCAGACACTCGTGGCTACATTATTCTATTTGTCAGTAGCTATGCGTTACGGTATCACTTTGCCTTTTAAATCAAAGTGATTACCTCGGTATTAGCATATAATTAATTTTTATTACTTAGCCTTCACCGATTTTGCCTGATTTAATTACTCTAATATTTCTATTAGAGAGAGCATTTTTCTTGTAACAATAAAAATTTTTCATATTTTCTATGTGAACTACCCACGAGCTAAAGCTAATAGGATTTCTGACTTACTTGTTTAAAATAAACTTCTTTTGTTCTTTATCAAATAATTCTTTTATAAATAAACATTTCTTTTTATTTTACATACTTAAAAAGAAGTGGGCGGTATTTATCCGTCAAACTTCATTGTTACAAATGCGTTTTACTCCTCGCAGCCCAAAACATAAAATGATTATTGTGCATCATCTCATATAATAATATTTTTTGAAATAATTTTAGGTTTATATTCAAATACTCTTTTACAAAACGCTGTGGGTTATGCTAATGTCGGTAGAAATTTCCCCAATATGCAACACCCTGTAATATGCGTTCAGATTTCTCGTTCGCTAATTGTTTTTCGCTTTTTTTACAATTTTCTACCAATTAAACCACCACCTCTATTTATCATTTATACTATTTCCAAAAATAGCATCGAATAATGCTTCAGAACTTTCATCTCCGCCATATTCAGGCTTGGTAGCAGTGTATTTTTTCATAAATTTTGTATACAAATTAGAAAACGCATTTTTTATTCCCATCATTTTCGCAAGGTGTCCACGAAAAAAGGTATCAATGTATAAACCTATATTATCAACATCTTTTAACTCCTCATCAATTTCAGGAAGCGGTCTTGTATTCTCATATTTGTCAATAAGCGTTCCAAATGTTTGCGTATCAGCCATAGTTTCAGCAACATTTTGCTTAGGTTGAAGATTTAAAGTGCCAAGATAATCTTGAAATGACCTATCTAAATCTTTGGTGTCTTTGCCTTCTCGTCTTGCTTTTAAAATATCTAATTGTTTAAAACAAAGATTTTTAAATAATTCTTCTTGTGCTTTTGTCCTACACTCATGCCTTGAAGTCCAATCATCGAATTGACTCTGCAAAAATTCATAATCTTTTTTAGAACCCAATCCATATCCAAAAAGTTCAAGAGTTTTTTTGTCAACTGAATCTTCTAAATTTTCATCTAAATCAATATCAGCATTATTAATATTCGTATCATTATCTGTATTTTTATCTTTTCGTGATTCATCTATTGTACTATCATAATCTTTTTTTAGATATTGATATTTTGTTATTCTTTTTAAATATGCTGTTATAAAACAAACTTTATTACCATTACTTTTCATAACAGAATTAAAAACCTTATCAGAATAATAAAGATTGTACATCATACACAATCTTTTTGTTGCTTCTTTGTCAGGTTCTAAATACTTAAGTTTAGTATACTTGTCCACATAATCTGTATATAATCCCTCTAAGCAACTTTTGCAAATAGGAATATAACCATTGTAAGCACCATAAATTTTATTGCTTGAAATCCAAAATCCTTTATCCGCTTCAGTGCTTGTTTTTACTAAGCCACAAACTCCGCAAGCCATAGACTTAGCTCTTTTGCATATCTTAGCTTCGCCTATAATTTCTTTTTTTTCTAAACTTTTTAAAAAATCAACTTCTCTTTTCGCATCTCTTGCTGCCATAATACCTTCACCACCTAATAAACTATTAAATGTATAGTTGATTTAATATGATATATCTTTTATTTATTAATTTAATTTTAAACTATACTCACAAATCTTGCCTTTGCCTTCTTCAAAAACAAGTAATTTTCCAGAAGCATTAGAAGTTTTATTTAATGAAAGGGAATAAGTATCTACACCTACAATAGAAGGAATATTAATTACTTCAGAATTAACACCAATCTCCTCACTTTTTGAATGATGTAAATGTCCTGCGATTAAATACTGTATTGAAACATTATGAATCTTAGAGAAATCCTTTAAAGCCCTTTCCATATTTTTAATTTCACCATGTATACCCATAATTGTATTTCCTGCAAGTGTATCATAAATATAACCTGTAGGATTTTCTATTAAGGTAAAATTAGGATTGTTTTCTAATCTTATCTTGATAAATTCTTTTACAATTTTACCCATATTATCTTCTGTAAAAGTTCCTTTTCCTTGATTTAACATACGCAATTCAGTGTGATTTCCATTTGTCATCTGGTATCTCACTTTAACATATTCAGTTAATTTGTTAAGCCAATTTGTAATGAAATTTGAATATTGAATAGTCCCGTCAACAACACCATATTTTAATTTCATAAGTTGTGATACCCTAAGACAGCCATCAGAAAAATCACCTAATGAATAAACATTAAGTGTATCAATGTTATCTCTTTGAATGATTTCTATTACTTGATTAAGTAAATCCCACATTCTATTTTCAAAAATTTCAGGATTATAAGAATTAATTATGTTTCCGAGTAAATCTCTCAATTCAAAAGTGGCACCAAAATGTTCATCGCCCCAGATTAAACAATATGCCTTATCGTTATGCTTAGGCTCTATGTAATTTGGCACTCTCATTGGAGAAAGATTATTTATTGTTTCGCAAATCTTTTCGGTGATTAATTCATCTCTTGCCGTTTCACGAAGCCATTTATTATATTCTATTTTTTCTGTTTGTAATTTAATTCTTTCTTTTCGTAATTCTTGAATTTTATTTTCTAAATCATCTGCTTTAGAAAAAACTTTATTTTTATTTTCAGACACTAATTTAGATTTTAAATATTCAGTTCTAAATTGTCCTCCAAAAATAGTAGTAGAAGATTTTCTAATTGTATCGGCAGCACACTGAATATTATATTTCTCTTTTATTTCAGACCAATCTAAATCATTGATACCTTCTATCTTGTTAGAAATATCTTTACATACCTGTTCATACATATCAGGTGTTAAACCATATTTCAACAATTCTTTCTGAAAATCGTAAATTTTTGTCAACTCCTTTATAAAAATAAAAACAGTCAACTATAAATAGCTAACTGTTTAATGTTTATTTATTTTATTTTGACTCGCAAAGAGTACAGTTTTGATATTTATTGTAAGATATGTACTTTATTGAACATATACTATTGAATCTTCATTCTACTAAATACAATCTTCAGATATATTCAGCCACAAGGGAAACAGGTATGTGCTATAAGTAGCGACCTTATAACATTCCTGCCACAAATAACTTCAAGCCTTAATAGGAATGATTACCTACACCTTTCAGCAACAATTCATTATCATTAATTTTCTATAAATCCTCTTATAAAATTTATTTCTTCGCCTTTGCCTACTTAGACCCTATACACATCTTATACACAAGTTTCCTTGCTTCATAGCGAAATAACTTATGGTATTTCCGAGGTGTGAAATTAGTAACCAACTAATTTCCTAACTTGGATTCTTCATCATCTGATACGTCTATTGCGTTACCGACATGATAGTTGCTTTTATCTGCGATTATAATAGTGCTACACCTTTGATTTATTGATTCATTTTAAACATCACTGCATAAAAAACGGTAATTTCCACAAGTATCCTTGTTTCGTATACTACCGACCATTTCAGTATACCTCAGCATAATCTGCGAAATTATGTTTTCACTGAGATAATAGTATATATTCACTAAAATACATATCCTATTTTTATGGTGTCAGTAATCAGACTTGAACTGATACGATATTTCTATCAACGGATTTTAAGTCCGTTGCGTCTGCCTATTCCGCCATACTGACATATATTCGGAAGTTAAGTATATAATTCAACTTCCGAAGCAAGAGAATAAAGAAAAGTGAAAGAATTTATTATATAATCAGTTAAATTAACTGTTTATACCTTATTTGGTTTGCATATTAAGTTTTTCGTTATAATATCTTGTAACATTAACTTTTGCTTTAATACCACCTTTTGTAGTAATTACATCTTCAGAATAATTTAATTTTTTCTCTTTAGGTTTATTATAAATACCTTCTATGGTAATGCCTTCAAAAAGTCTAATTTTTAAAGGATTTTCTTTTGTGTTATTTTCAGATGTAGTAGACAATATTTCAAAAATTTTATTTTCAAGATTATTATATGTATCTTTGACAAAGTTTTCATCAATAGGATTTGCTAATTCACTTTTTATTATAGCAATTACTATTGATTTAGCTTCACCTGTTAAAAAACGAGAATGTTTAAAAGCCTTTACTAAAATATCTTCAATAGTTTCAACTATATTACATTCTTTTGATAGTTCTTTAATTAAATTTGCTTTTGTTATATCTTTATTGTTATTCTTGTTATCTACAATTTTATATTTCAAATAAATACCTCCGTTTGTTTGTAAAATAATCTAAAATAGGAAGAAAGCTAAAGGAGTAAACGCTCTCTTCCTATTAAAAAGACATTTTACGATTCTCCCTTTGTTTAAACAACCATATTTTATTGTTGCTTAATTTTATTAAAATAATTACACACCCTTATTTTATGGTTATATATTGCTAATTTTAAACTATGTATTACCCTTATTATTTTGCTTTTGCCTTTTTACTATAAATTTTCTATTTATCTTTTCTAATTTACTTTGACATTCAACACATCTACAAGTATTTTTATTATTATAAGGGATATAAAACAATTTATCACATTCTATACACGAAACCAATTTGAAATGCAACTTAAAATTTTTAGAAAGGTTATTATAGATATTTTCACCATAGCAAGCCCATAATAAATCTTTATGTTTGCTTTTTTTGATACCATATAAATATTTTACTAAAATATCAGACACATCATCTTCGTCATACCCAAATTTAGAAAGTTCAAATTTAACCTTATCAATTATAGACTTGATTAAAAGTTCTTGCTTAATTTGCGATTTTCTTAAAAATTCAGTAGAAACTTTTCTATTAGAATCTATCTTATAATGATAATTTTTATTTAATTCTATATATTTAACAAGTAATGGTTCGGTTTTATCTGAAATTATTTTATTATTTTCATCAAAATAAGCATCAAATTTAATATCTGGATTTTTCATCAAATAAGTATAATCAATATCTTCAAGTCCAAGCTTTCTACAATTTATCCTTGGATTTGGAATAATATCAAATAACCTATTAACTATACTTTTGTTTTTAGGTTCTACTTGCTTTCCCAAACTGTCTTTCGCATATATAAAAAAGTGTGGTAATTTTTTATTCGTATATTCTTTTAATATTTCGGCTATTCTTTTAGGTCTTGTCGGCATATATAGTGTTTTAGCTCTATCAATAACATAATTATTTTCCATACATAGTATTTTCACCATATCAATAGCTTCTTGCTTTTGTTCTTCATTCCCATTGATAAAAATATCACTGTTCCATATTTTAGTTATATTATTGCTGTATTGTCCTATATTTGAACCTGTAAAGGCTGAAATTAAACCATTATAAATAGTTTCATTATTCAATATCGTAGCGTGTGCTTTTTTCATATCATAATAAAGAGGAACTATATTTTTCATATTTCTTTTAGCTATATCAATTATTGTTTTATCTGAAATAACTAAAAGTTTATCACCATCAACATCTAACATCAAAATTTTAGTTATTAAATCATGACTACTTGTATAAATGGCATTTGTAACAAACCATTTTCTCATATCCTTTTGAACATCATAATTATCAATATAAGCCATATTTTTTCTAACTGCGTGTTCTTTATATAAATGAGGACTTCTAAGACAATCAAGTTCTGAATTGTTTCTAAACAGCCAACAAAATACCTCACCATTTTCGAGCAATCCTTTCGGTTTATCTATTCCTAAAAACCAATGCTCACAAGCTGCATAGAAATCAGGTAACACAAATGTATACTTGCCATTAACTTCTAACTTACCAGACCTATATCTTTTAAGCAAACAATCTTTAGTTTGACGAATTTTCATTTTCAAATATTCATCGTTAATTAAATCTGGATAAAGTTCAATAGATTTTTGTAATGGTGTTTTGAATTTATTTGATATATCTATGCCTAAAAGATTTTCAACATTTTTAAGAGAAGAACAAAGATTATTAAGCTTAGTGATTGACTTGTTGGCTATTTGTAATAATTCAGTGTCACTTACATCTGTAAGTGTCTGTAACATTTGATAATTTATTTTACTATTCTTAATCTTATCTTCTTCCATATTGGTATATCCTGTTATACAATGATTTTCTTTATATTTATCTTTATAATCTTGCCAAGAATCATAAAATTTCCTTAATACCCTCGGTTTCCCGATATTTAAGTAGGGGAGTAGACTATATCATCACCCTATAAGGGTGCGTGGCACTTCGCAAGTGGGGATTCCACCCACAAGCTACTCCTTTCGGATAGTCGTTACACCTTCCTCTATTTAAGAGGCTTGGCACGGAATTGACTTGTATATTTTAAAATTCGATAATATATTTTTTATACTTTTTTCTATGTCATCATTATATTTTATTTCAAATAATGGTATATTGTGTTGAATACAATATTGTCGTTTTAATGGGTCTGTTTCATTTCGTTGTTGTTCTCCAAACCATCCATATGATTCGTCATAATGTTGCTGACCTTGAAATTCAATAAGGCATAGTAAGGAATCATTATCATCCATTATCGCAAAGTCAAATTTTAACATCCAACCTTTTTTACTTTTTAAATCATTAAATCCGTATTGAGTTTTAAAATTCACATTCATTTGATTTAAAATGAAACGAATATTTTCTTCTCCACGAGAAATTGTACATCCACAACTTGTAACACTTCCACGAACTAAATCATGCCCACGAATTGTTTTTATAGTTCCGCATGAACATTTACACTTCCATTGCGAATATTTAGTTCCGTCCATCCCTACAAAAGTACCATCTCTTTTAATTACTTTTAACTTTCCAAATTCTTTACCAGTTAAATCAATTGAAAGTCTTTTTGAAGTTGTTTCACTTTTATAACATCCACAACTTGTTGTTGTTCCTTTTTTTAATGAATGAGCAATAACAGATGTTTCATTTCCACAATCACACTTACATATCCAATAAACTCCTTTAGATTTTGGTTTTGTTTTGTCTCTTTTTATAACTGTCAATCTTCCAAATTTTTGCCCAACTAAATTTGTTGTTAATTTTTCAGATGTAATTTTACTATGTAAACACCCACAACTTTTTGTAAGTCCTCGTTTGACATTGCATGGTATAACTGATTTAATATTTCCACAACTACATCTACATATCCATTTTTTCTTATCTTTTTCGTCTGGATATAAAAATGTTAAGTTATAAAATCTTTGACCAGTTAAATCTTTTATTCGTGCTATATTATTTCACCTCCTTATCTCCAATTATATATTCTCTTTTATCGAATTTTTAATATATTTAGTTTTTCTCCGTTAGCTACTATTAAGCAACACCTTAGATTTCTAAGTTCACCACGTTTTCGATACACATTACTGTATAAAGGCACTCGTAAGTTAATGCATTTTAAATTGAGATTTTGTAATTATAACCTGTATATCATCTTCTAAAATATTCCATTCTTTACCATAAATATCCTTAATAATAGGAGAACAATTATGCTCAATAATAAACATTCTAAAGTCAAATACACCTAAAAGTCCTTTTATCCAAGGCGGTCTAAACATCTTATTTCTCTGTTTTTCACCGAAGGCGTTAGGCAATATCATTCCAGCACCATCAGTATGGGGGATAGGCACTTCACCTTGCTTTCTTTCAATCGTATATTCTATGTCATTAACAAAATCATAAGTTCCAAAAACATTGGTTTCAAAATCATCAATTACTATACATTTATCAATATCAAAATTCTTCCATTCATCTGTCGCAGAATTGCTTAAAGCAGTATAAGCTAAATGCTTATTTGAATTATTTCCACCTTTTTGATTTATTGTATCTAATGTAAGACCACACATAACCTTTTTTTCAATACTTTTCCACGCTCTCTCTCTAATAAAAACACATTTCTTTTGCCTTATTTGACCTGCTGATGATGTGAAATATATATATTTTTCTCCTTTATATTCAAAGCCAAAATAAATAATATCTTTAATAATATCAAAATAATAAGTTTGAACTACCATAAAATCATCAGTAAACTCATTAGGTGTATTTTTTAAATATCTTGTTAAATTAGATTCAAAAACTGAAATAATATTTTTATCAGATAAAGTATTTTCATTAAGTGTTCTTGTATGATGTTTACCATTGGTCTTAATATTTTCAGAAACCTTATTAGAAAGTAAGCTTAAAAGTTTATTCTTTGTATTTTTAATTTTTTCTTTTTTTAAGTCAATAAGCTTAGTGATGTCATCGGATTTCTTATTTAATTCTAATCGGGTAATTTCATTAATATCATTACTATTCAAATACTTTTCGATTTTTGACAATTTATTTTGCAATTCATTTCTTTCAATTTTTAATTTATGATTGAGCCAATGCAATTTCTTTTCTCTTGCTGTATAGAAATTACCTGTATCAACACTATAAACTTGAATTTGCACATCTAAAGACATTCTTTCACCTCATTATTTAACTATCAATTATATATTTCTAAATAATCAACAAGTGTTGAAAAACTATGTAGGTATTCATAATAATCATTTTTTCTATATTCTTTGTAATGTATAATTCTATTGTCTTGTGGAGGATAAAAGTCGCACTCTTTTAAAGTTAAAAATTTTGACAAATATGCTTTAATCTTCTTTTCTTCTATAATGTTATTCATTTTTTCACCTCATTTTATCTTTGCTGATATATTCTGCTATTTCGTTCACTTAAACTTGCCTTAAATTCTTCTGAATAAATTACACAAGGAATATTTTTCTTAACTATGTAATTTTCAATTTCTTTCATATAATATTGCTTTCCCTTTGCATATTCTCTATTACCTTCTCGTTTAGCATAATTAGTAAAGATAATTTTTTCACATCTCCACATTCCATTGTTATCAACATTCCTTGGTAAAACTTGATGATGTATTATTTCTAATTTTTCTAAAATTGAGACGGCTTTTGAAACGGTAGTTTCATTAATTCCTAAATCTTGAGCAATATATTTATAATGACTTGCAAAAACTTCAGGTGATTCCTTTTTTCTCTTTTCGGTAGAAATACCTGAAGTATATTTCACACAGATAGGTCGATTAAAAATCATCATTCTAATATAAGCCAAAACAAGCATAATATAACTTATCTCAGTTGTAGGATATTCTCTTTTAAAATTGATTATTTTTTTCATTTCATCAATATAAACCATAGCAAACTTCTTCTCTTCTGAAACTTTTTTAAATCTTTCAGTAGTTGCTATTGATAATTTTGTCGCACCTTTAATTTCTGTAATATCATTTTCAATTTTAATATAACCTAATTCTTGAAGTATTTTAATATCATTGATAACAGAATTATTAATGCCATTTTTATGTCTATTTGGTATGTAATTAAAAAAGTTAATAATATTGGTTGCTTTCTCAATGCTGTTTTTACTATTCTGCTGGTTCGCAAAATAAAAATATGTAAGTAATCTATGTATACTCATATTTAAACATTCGCTGTTGATATTTATTTTTTCTCTACAAGAAAGTGTGTTAGGTGCTTGATTTACAATAATTGAATACGGTACAAATACACAATAAGCGTCGCTGTAACTCATAGTCTTATAAGTTACATATTCTGAAATGTAATCTGCCCAATTTTCTGTTTCCTGAATCTGATTTATTGACATATGCTGTTCTCCTTTAAAATTATTCAAAATGGTAGAGTTCTCCTGCTGAGAGAATTTGACTTCTCCCGCACGAAAAAAATCGTATACTATATATATCTGTTTTTTGAGGTATGAATTATAACAAAAAATAAGAACCACAAAAATAATTGCAGTTCTTATGATCTTTGTATTGTTGACTTTAGATATATAGATATTCAATATATATAATAAATATAATTATTCTATTCAAACTTAACTTCCTTAACCTCAATTCAAACTCATCAACTTTTTCCCATATATATAAGTAAATGAATATGCTCTATGCACAAATTTATGCACGCTTTTAATACCCTGTTTTCGTGCATAGACTATATTCCTTAAATATAAATATAAGAATATATAAAGAAATTATAACGGTCTGAAAATAAAAAATGAAGATTAAAGGGTGAAAATCGAGGGGGAAAATAAGAAGATTTTTAACGAATAAATAGAGCTGATTTAGATTGAAATTCAAGTATTTAATTTAAATTGAATATCTGATGTTTATTTTAAGTTGTCTTACTTAAGAAGATTAACTATTCCTTAAAAGAATAAACTTCAAATAGAGATGAACTCTTTCTTGAGGATTGATATTATTTGGTTAGGTTCTTTTATTTAGTTAGATTAAATTCTTAATTAGGTCTGTTATTCTTGAGTGATTATTTATGCTTATTTAGGTTTCTGATTAGATAATATTTAAAATCGTTTCTTTTCTAAAAAACCCTATGCTACGCTATATATTTTTTGATTGTAACACTTAGGTAGTATAACTATACTATTTAAGTTTAAAGTGTTTCTAAGGCTGTTTTCTGTTACTCTATATTGAAAGAATTAGGTATGGTGTTTTAGGATTTTATTATATTGTACTTATTAAGTTTATCTTATTTACACTCCTTTAGATTTTTTATTTAAATAATGTTTAAGTGTGTTTTATCAAAAATTATATTTTTATCAAATAATTATATTTTTATTAAATTGTATTTCCTGATGTTTTCAAAAAATCAAAATTAACACAAAAATGATATTTTAAGTTTTAGAACAAAAGTAACAATTTAATTTTATATTTTTAAACGAACAAAATATTAAAAATAAAATAATGAATAAATTTAAAATGAATAATTATGATGAAAATAAAAAAATATAAAAATAAATTTTAAAAAATTATAAAAATAAATTTAACGATTATAAGATAAATAATTTACATCATAAAAGAATAAAACAAATAAAAATAGAATATAAAAAAGAATAAATTTGAGATTTAAGGCTATTTAAATATGCTACAAATTATGGTTATTTTGAAATCAACCTTATGTAAAAATAAATAATTCTTATTTTTTGGTTATTTATTCAAATCATAATTTAAAAAATAAAAATAAGATAATTTCATTTAAAACTATATAAAGAAAGAGTATGTTAAATCGTTTAAGCATATTTATAGAATTAATTTTATTTAGGTATATTTGGAAGTTATAGAACATAATCAGAATTATAGAACATAATATTAAAGTTATTAAATTCTTATTTTTAAAATATATTTCCTTATTTTATAGGTATTTAAGAATAAGAAATAGGTGTTCCAGTTAATTATGTTAATCAGGGGTGGGAATATATAAACTATTTGATATGATTAAATATAGATGAGTTATAAAAATTGTATGTCTTATTACTGAAATTAATATAAAATAAATGATTAAAGGGTTATTTTAATTCAATTTTAATTTTGGTTGTTTGTAAAAATAAACGAAAATAAAATTTAGAATATATAAAAAGTATAAAATTAAGGGTGCAATTTTTAAGAAATACAATGGAAATAGGGGAGATTTTTAAGTTTTTCAAGAAAATTGTAGAGATAAATTGTTGAAATTTAGTCAAAGATTACTTGACTTTAAAAATAAAAAAAGAGAGGAGTGTTGTGCAGGAGATGTGAGGAGTAGGTGATGTGTAGATGAAGCACTTTATGGGTTTGGGTAAAAACAGAAACACTTGAAAAATGTAAAATAGGGGTATACAACATAAATTTAAAGCTATAAAACGCAAAAATAAAAAATCATAAAAACAGATAATATGATTTTTTTTGAAAACTGAATAAGAAATCAAAAATACTATTTATAAAATTACAAGCTTTAACCAATTTCTTTTTAATTTTTTGAGAGCCTAAAAGCTTGAAAAGTATTGCAATCTTTATAAAATTAGCCATTACTAACTGTACTATGTGATTAATACAGTTAAAACACAATACCTCGCATTACATAGTAAAAACTATTTATACAAATATCAAATTAAATTATACTCAAGTCATAATACCAACTTATAATTATACATAAAATAGTATAAATATACATACTTTATACACCTAACAACCGCTTAATGTATACATTATTATATAAATTATCTAATACACAACACTAAACAAATTTATATAAATCAATCTAAGAACTGAACAATTCTATCAAGTAAACACCAACAAAAATAATACAATAGTAATATTATAGTAACATTATAATAATATTTAAGTATATCTTATAATTAATTTATCTATGCTCTTTTTCCCATTTCTCAATACATTCATCAATAGCCCTATTTATAAAGGCATTCATACTTTCACCCGTATGAAGTATAAAATCCTTTATATAGTCTTTCTTACCTTTTTTAACTATTATACTGATTTTATCGTATGTTTTATCATTATATCTTTTAGCTGATTCTTTTTGTTTTTCTGAAACTTTTCCCATAAATAAAAAACATTCCTTTATTTATATAAATTAACTAAAATAATAATTTAAAAATAACTTATGTTTGTGCAAAAATAAATTAAAAAATAACGAAAAAGTGTTGACATACTACATCAGATGTAGTATAATATAATCAAGATAAAGAGAGAGCAAAAAAGAATAAAGAAAATGTTAGGCGGTCATCTACCGCATAACTTAATATCATTAGTTAGGTTACAATTAACAAATTACTTTATTTTTAATATCTTTATTAAGTAGCTCATACGCCACAATAATTAAGTTCATTTACTTAGTTATAATTAATAAAGTATCTTAATTTTATCTTTTTGAACTTTGAAAATAGAATAGAGATACAATACATTTTGTATCGGTGAAAGCTGCGGAGACGGCAAGTATTACTTGTAAGAGCAGCTCAAAAAAGTTTGTGTATTGTAAGTTAGTATAGTATACTAACATCTTTTATATTAAATCTCTTTTGTTTATGGCGTTTGTTTAGTAGTCGCAAACTAAAATAAGACTACTGCCAAGCTTCATTTTTTGAAGCTAAAAACTTTAAAAGTGTTGACTTTTGCTTGCATATATGATATAATATATGCAAGTTTAGGAGGGTATAATAATGCAATTAAAATTATCAAAACAAGTTCAAAAGTATCTTAATAGCGTAGATAGTAATACACGAAAAAAGCTTTATAAGGCACTTGAGCAACTTTCTAAACTTGAAGGAAACATAGTTAAGCTTAAAGGTACTAATAACTGTTATCGTTATAAAATCGCTCATTATCGTATTTTGTTTAAATGGGATAAAGGCGATATAATGATAACAGTTATCGAAATCAACACACGAACCAATATAAAATATTAAGAGGTGATTATTTATGAAAAAAGATTTAACACAAGAAGAAATTGAAAAGCGTTTTAAAGAAATAAACGCAAGAGAGCAGGAAGAGCCAACTCCTGAAGATTTAATAGCACTTTCTAAAGCTGATTTAGAAAGTGCTGAAGATGCAATTACATTTGAAGAATACAAGGCACAAAAAGAATATAGCGGAAGGCTAATGCTTCGTATTCCTAAAGAATTGCATCGTGATTTGATTGAAGCTGCTAAAAAAAATGGCGTAAGTCTAAATCAGTATGCAATGTATAAACTCGCTAAATAATAAAAAGTAACAAGTAAAATAAAAACTCTATAATGTGTACTGTCTGGTAAACTACCACATTATAGAGCCCCGAAAAAACATAAGGAAGCTATAATTGGCAATAACCGCCTTTATTGCGACCTTATCAAAAAGGTTGTTGCACCTTTTTACACCTAAACGACAAATTATAAATTATAACTATATCATTCAGGCTATTTTTATTATAGCAAACGTTTAATAGTTTGTCAATATAAATTTTTATAAAAATGGTAGCTGACAAGAATAGCAACCGAAACGCTCCCGAAGTTGGGAGTATCGAGGGAATCCACAAACTGAATAATATAAAGGACGGTATTAATTATGAAAGTGATATTAAGTAGATGTGAAAATAGCATTGAATGTGTGCGCAATTGTTTTGGAGGTGTTATAGGATTTAAAGAAGACTACCTGGATAAAGACGGTAACTTATATCAAGTATATTACAAAGCAATTTTAGAGGGTAATAATGTTGAATATGCTATCTGTAATGGCTTATGGGAAAATGTAGCAGATTGGCTAAAACCTAATGGTGTTTGTTATTATCTTAACGATTTTTCAAGTGCTTTAGCTGGTATAATTGCCCAAAAAAAAGCAAGTGGAAAGATTATGCGTAGTGGAACCAATATATTAGACGTTGGCGATACTGTAACAGTTGTTAAGCAAGGAAAACAGATTATCTTAGACATTTAAAACTTAAAGTTTGAGTGCCCACCACCCGCAAGGGCAAAAATAATTTATAAAGGAGAATTTATTATGTTAAAACTTAAAGGACTTAAAAAAGCAGTAGGAGATTATAATTGGTGTAAAAATGCCCCTTGTTGGAGGGCTGATTTAATGCTTGATACCTCAACGGGCAAATTATGGACAGATACTTTTTATGGCTTCAATTATAGTTGGAACGAATACCACGACAAGGATATTATTAACTTGTCATCATTAATGAGAACGGAAGACGAATATATTATATCAATGAAAACTGTAAAAGCATTTTGCGAAAAGTATTTTAAAATAGCATAATGCTGATGGGCGGGGAAAATATCCCCGTTAAAGCTACACTGTCATATCCAAAGTAAACAGGTGCTTAATAAAATTCTGGAGGTATAAATTATGTTAAATATTACTTTAAACACTGAGAAAAACGGCATCGAATTAAGATTTGATTCAAAGCCTTCAGCGGAAATTCTTACAAAAATAAAAGAAAACGGTTACCACTGGAGCAATAAACAAAAAATATGGTATGCAAAGCAAAAGGAAAATACAATAACTATTGCAAATGAAATTGCGGAAACTATCGGCACTTTTACACCTGCCGAAAAATCAAAACAAGAAAAATTGCAATCTTATGATTTGTGGGCGCTTACTCGCACAGAAGATATTGAAAATCATTTTGAAAAATATCATATTTACGATAATAAAGAAATTGCAGCGCGAATCCGTAAGCATTTGAAAGAGCGTTTCCCAATGTGCAAATGGTCAGTTACTAAAAACGGATATAATAGTATTTATGTGCGTTTGCTTGCGAGTCCTTTTACAATCGACAGCGAAGCATTAAAAGCAATAGTTCATTATGCTTATATTTTCGCTCAAAGTTTTAATTATGATAATAGCGATAGTATGACGGATTATTTTGATGTTAATTTTTATGGAGTTTATGAAAGTGATATTGTATCAAGTTATCGTTATGAACAACTTGAATCTAATATGACAGAACATAACATAGAACAAGAATTTATTAATAAAAAAGCTGTTTTCGAGGAGGAAAAACGTAACCGTGAAGAAAAAGAGCTTCAAGAGCGTATGGCACAATTAGAAGCGGAAAAGATCGAATCTGCAAAGCGTGAAGCCGAACGCCAGCAAAAACATAATATTATTGAATCTAAAGCAATAGTTGAAGATGCGGAATATTTTGTACTTAAATGTGATGCTACAAATGCAAGTAAAGAAGATACTATCAACGGATATACAAACGATTACAACGAAGAAATTGAAGTAAAACATTATCGTGAAAATTGCAAGGTTGCAAAAAATGTCTATTTTGATTTAGCAACTTATGAAATGTTTGTCAATCAATTATTAGATGATTATTCTTTTCTTTCTGGAATGGGCGGTACTGCTACCGATGATAATCGTATAATCTGTATGGAAGATTATCAAAGAATGAGCAAAGAAGAAAAAAATAGTGTTGAATGGTACAATAATAAATGTGTTGCTATTTATTGCGATAATACTTTAAAGATAATTGTTAATCCTGAGGGTTACAATTATGCACGCTATGTATATTTTGTAGACGAAGAAAGCGAAGTTGTAAAAACATATAGCGGTAATAAGGGAATTTCTGACGAGGAATTAGAAAAAAATAAATCACTTGCTGAATCTCTTGAAGATGTAAGCACTGATATTATTATCAATAATAACTGGCTTAGTACTTGGAATAACAAACATTTTAACGAGTATAAACAGCTTATGAAAAAATGGATTTATGAAAACAATTTCAAATTCTCTGCCGATGTTGTGCGTGCTATTTCTATTCCAGATTTAAAAACGGCTATGTATCATTTACTTACTAAAGCAGACGGTATGCAGGAGCAATTCGCAATAGCTAATTTTACGGAAAATCAGAAAATTACTATTATTCGTATGAATGAATTTGGTGGTATAGGTATTACAAGGGGATATTTTAAAGATTATATAAATACAACCTATGCTCAGTATGATAATGCTGTAAAACTTGTTTTTCGCCCAGAAAGAAAAAGAAATGATTATTACGTTTATTTATATCGTGATGCCCTTATTTTTAATGATTGGGTGGAAATTCCTGAAAATCTTCTATGGGAAGATATTGAAAGCAATACACCTGAATGTTCGGTTCGTAAAGCAAGATTTCTTTCGTGTGATAAATCACAATATGATGTAATTTTGAAATATTTCAAGGATAACGGAATTAAACCGATTATAAATACTTATAAACCAATATTTAATTAAATTTTTGGAGGTATAAATTTATGAAGAGCGAAGTTATATTAGAGATGCTAAAAAATAATAAGATTGAGGAATTAAAGCGTATACTTGAAGAAGAAGTATATAAAAATGCTATGCAAGACAAAGGCGGAAAAGCTCGATATAGTGCAATGAAACGATACTACCGTTTTGCTGATAAAGACAAAGTAGAAAAGCTAAAAAAGCCTTGT